GCAAGCCGGTGTCCCTCGTTCTGAGGGCACCGAAGATGTCTATGCCAGCCGACCGCTTGGTCAGAAAGTCGCGAAGACCGAACCCGAGCATTTACGTGAAGACCTCAATGTCCTCCATGTGGAAGCGGAACGCGAGGCTCGCTTCGATGGGTCCACCAGTCGGGTTCTGATAGCCGAAGTAGGCGCTGTCCAGGCGGCCCAAACGCACCGCGTTCTTCAGATCCAACGTGCCTGCGGGAACGGGCCGGAGGAACGACGCGACCTCCTCGCCGCCCGTGATCCCCGTGAGCCCCACCACGCCCGCCTCGTCCCAGACCTCGGCCTCGACAGTCGCCTCTCTGGTCGAGGAGAAGTTCCGGTTCGACGCGACGATAGGTGTGTTGGCTCCGATGACAGCCAGGACCGGGTTCTTCACCAGGAACAGGATCATGCCCGGTGCGCTCTCCGTGGCGGTGAAGCCGTCCGCGACCAGGATCTTCGACTCTGACAGATTCCTGACGTAGAGGACGGGGCCTACATCGGCCGCCTTGACCGTGACCGTTCGGATGGCCTGGGAGGTGGCGAGCGTAAACGCCTCTCCCTGGCGTGAGGCGTCGGCCTCCAGGGACTCCGAGATCGCCTCTGTCCGCAGCCGACCACCGGCTACCCGTGCGCCCTGTTCGGTGAGTGGATCTCTAATGAACATCGTTTTCCATCTCCTCGTCGGTTGCGACCTCCCAGTGCTTCTCAATCCTGAGTAGCACCTTCAGAATCTCCTCCAGCAGAGCCCTGGTTTTGTTCGCCTGATCGGCAATTCCTTGCAGTACCTCTTCCGCGTCAGCTCCGGGATCGAAGCTCACTGGATCCACCACCCTGTGCCGTCACTGACCAGCGTGAACGACAGGTTGTTCCTCCGCAGGATGGCCTCCTCGAAGCCGTCGATCAGTTGCCCCATCACAGAGGGAGTTAACGTCACGAACGGCTCCATGAAACCAGAGCCGATGATTTTGAAGTGGAGCTGGTCCGTGAATCCGGCTGCGAAGTGGGCTGCTGCGTCTGGGATGAGGACCTCCACGGAGCCCAGGCTGATGTCCACGTTCAGGTGCCAGTCGGTCTCGACCAGGGTGTACGGAGTGTCCGCTGCGGTGATGGTGCGGATCCCTCGACGGACCTGGTCCTCCAGGGTCGTGACGCCCTCCACGTTGACCGTAGACTCGAACACGGCAGCAGCCTGGAAGGTGGCGAGGTTCTGGAAGATCGCCGCCGCTTCGGCCGTGAAGAGACCCTCGACGTTGAGTGAGGACTCCATCACCACAGCGGCCTGGAACGTGGCGAGCGCCTGGAAGAGTGCAGCACCCTCGAACGTCGCGAGCCCCTGCACGTTGAGCGTGGACTCCATCACCACCGCCGCCTGGAACGTGGCCAGGGCCTCGAACACCGCAGCGCCCAGGAAGAACGACAGGCTCTCGGCCGTGAAGGTCCCACCGACCATCAGAGTCTCTATGACCTGGAGGTCTTCGTTGATGATCGCATCGCGGCCCACGAAGAGGTCCTGGAGGACGTCCAGGTCCCTCGGGAACACGTAGTCCCCCGTGAGCCCAGGGTTGCAGCCCCCACTCGTCCCGAAGACCCCAGGCAGGATGTTGCCAGCCAGGTTGCAGAGCGAGAACTGATACTGCTGGACGGCCGAGAGTGGGACCTGGCTGTCTAGGATTTGCCCGACGATCTGGTTGAAGGAGATGGCACCACCACCAGCGGTTGGAGCCCCCCCGATCTCGGGCCGCCGGTCGATGTAGCTGTTGGCGACGAAGGACCCGTTCCTGGCGGCGATCTGGGCCATCGGGATGGATTCGAGGTAGGTGAATCCCGTCTGGTTCACGGTCACCTGGCCCGCGTCCGAGCGTTCGATGAAGTTGGTCCCGCCCTCCACCAGCGTCACGGAACCGTTCGGGATCAGGAGCCACCGATCCCCGGCGTCGATGTAGCCCCCATGGAAGGCGTACTTCAGGTTGAGCGAGGCGAAGCGGTTCCAGGAGAAGGGCCTGAAGACCATCGCCTCCAGGAGCCGCGTGATGCGGAAGACGCGCTGGGAGGCCAGGTCCTCGGCCGGGGCCTCCCAACCGCTGGGGAACCCCTTCTCTGATACCTCTGAGCCGGAGAACGGCATGGTTCCCTAGTGGTAGAGGCCGAGAAGGACGCCGCTGATGTCACAGAAGTCGAGCACCGAGCCAGCCGGATCTCGCGTCGAGACACTGAGCTTCAGCCAGTTCTCACCGATGTGTTCGGTGGTGGGGATCTCTACGCTGACCTCCGTCCCGTTCCCGAGGAACGTCGCGTCTATCGTCGGCTGGTCCAGCTCGTAGAAGAAGGCCAGGCCATCTCCCTGCGGATCTAACGCGGGGAACGGCTCCCCGAGCGGAGCCCGGTTCCGAGCTGGTCGCACGAACTGGGCTTTGAGTTCACCGAAGTCCCCGGTCTGCTTGACCCGAATCCTGATGGAACTCCACTGCACGATGGGGACGAACGCCTCTACTCCGTCCATACCGAAGGAGAGTGACGCGCCTCCAAAGCCCGTGCCCATAGTGTCCGAGACGAGGATGCTGTTGCCCGCGCTCCCCCGTGCGATGGCGAACACCAACATGGTGATGCCCGAACCGCTAGGGTTGATCTCGGCGGTGACGGTCGGGTGGAGCGTCATCGCCGCCGCGTAATCCGTGCCCGGCGTCCCTGTCAGGGTGAGCGCGGCTAGGACGTTGTCGTGTGTGAGTTCACGGGTCGCGGCGATCTGGATGTTGCCATCGACGTTGGTGAGGACCGTCTGCAACGTCCAAGTCTTCTCGTTAGGGCCGCCGTCGTCGATGGTGAACGTCTCGCCGTTGAGCGCGTTCGGATTCACGGAGAGCCCCGTGCTGGCCTGGCGGGTTGGCGTGTCCCAGAAGTCGAACCCCGTGCCCTGGCGGCCCCTGAAGGGGCTCCGTGCGACTCGCGCATCCGGCGACGGGATAACCAGCCGCGTTGGTTTCTCAGCCATGATCGCCGCCGCCTAGTGGAAGAGTCCGAGGAGTTCGCCGCTGATGTCGAGGAAGCTGATGACCGCATTACTCGCCTCGGAGTCCACGGAGATCTTCAGCCAGTTCTCGCCTTGGTGTTCGGCAGCGGTGATCTCCAAGCTCTGCTCGACTCCATCCACAAGGGCTGTCGGACCCACCACGGCGGGCTGATCGACGGTGTAGATTTCTGCGAGACCAGTAGACGCCACTTTGTCACGGGCGGGTCGAGCGAACTGCAGCGTGAGGCCCCCGTCCGCTCCGTCGAGTCTCACCCGAACCCGCATCTGGCCCCATTGGACGATGGGCACGAACTGAACGGCCGCGTCTGGGTCCGCACCACCGGACAGTGTGGCTCCAGTCCAGACTGATCCAGCGTCCACGATGCCATCCACGGTGGTGATCGCATCGCCAGCGGTGCCGGTGAACTTCGCCGTCACCTCCATCGTGCTGCCTACCTCGTCGGTGGCTGAGACGGTCGGATGGATCGTGGTTGCGGCTGCATACAGAATCCCGGCCTGGGCAGGGTCGAGGTTGATGGCAGCGACCAGGGCGTCCAGCGAAGCGTCTCCGTTGACGCCGATGATGAGGTCCCCGTCACCGACGCCGAGCACGGTGTTCCAGGTGTAGAGCTTGCCGTCGATGGTGACGGTCTCGCCGTTCAGGATGTTGGGGACGAGGGTGAGGGTGCTAACCGCTCCGGTTCCGCCTACTCCGAAGGGATCGTCCTTGCCTCCGAAGGGGCTCCGCGCCGATCTGGCGTCGGGGGAGGGCACCGTTAGCCTGGTCGGTTGTTCAGCCATGATGATACGCTCAGTTTTGTGGGTGGGTGGGAGTTAGCGTATGCCGTACTTATAGCCGCTCCCGATCTGGCGGGCCAGGCATCCAGCCCTCCCCGGTGAGCTGGTCCACCGTCGCGCCCCGTCCCCAGAAGTGGATCCGCATCCTGCAGCGGAGGTCTCCGGGGATCTTGGCTGCCGCGTTGGCCAGGTGGTTGTTCACACCCCAGGCGGTGATGTCGAGCTTCTTCTGGATCGTGGCCCGGCTGTCCCCCCGGATGAGGAGCGCGGTCACGATGTTCTCCATCGGCGTGAACGGCTCCAGGAGGGGGGCCCTACATCTCTGTTCCTTCGGCATTGAGCATCCTCAGTGCTTCCTCGGTCGCCTGATCGACGCTCAGAATCTGGCCTTCCTCACGCGCCTGGGCCATCAGCCATTCAACCCCGTTGTCGAGGGTCTCCGCAGTGAACTTCGCGTCCTCGGGCGTGGCCCGCCGCTTCTCCCCCGTCCCGGCGATCCCTTCGATCCGGTCGATGGCCGCCTCTATCGCGTCCTCCGCGTCGGGCTGCTCGAAGACGACAGCCTTCTTCAGCGGGGTGCCTCCGAAGGTCGTGTAGTTCTGGACGAAGATCCGCATCCGGCGCTCGCCCCACCAGAGCGAGATCGCGAAGAACGCCGCCGCCCACCCGACGACGGCGAGCGCCAGGACACCGTTGGCCAGGTTCTCGCTCACTGGAGCATCCCGTCCACGAGGAGGTCGTGATCCTCTTGCCAGGTGTTGCCCCTCCTGAGGGGCCCCGAGGTGTGCCTTCGCTTCTCCATCTCGTGCAGCAGAGTTGCCTTGCCGAAGGCTTTGACCTCCTGCTCTTTCCAGTTGCTCCGGGAGACCCCCGGCCGGGACGCGAGGGCGTAGCGGGTCTCGTCGTAGTCGTCGTCACCGCCGTCTCCGGTGATCGGATCCGCGTCCACCTTCAGAACGTCCTCGGGGTCGTCAGGGTTCGTCGTCATCGTCTCCAGCGAGTCGAAGCATCTCCGATTCCCCTCGTTGTCCATCATGTAGAAGTTGGGCTCGCCGTCGAACGGATCGCCGCCGTCTGCGTCGGGGATGATGCCCTTCCAGGCCACCTGCTCCCGGAAGTTCTTGAGCCCGGCGTAGCGAGCGATGTTGGCGTGGGTCAGGTAGATCTGGGCGTCCGCGAACCGCTCCTGGGTGGAGGGGGTCTCGTCGTCGTTGCGGGCCTTGTGGTGGGCCCAGCAGTCGTGCCCGGCGACGATGTAGCGGAGGTCTTGGACGTTGACGTGGTGGTTGATCGCGTCCGCGATCCGCCGGTCCGACATCAGGCGGCCCCGGAAGGTGTTGACCTTGTAGATCACGCCGTCCTCGTCCACCGCGTAGTGCCCGAAGACCCAGGGGTGGCTGAAGCCCCAGTCGAAGGATCCGAACTGGGTCCAGGTCGGGGGGATCCCGAAGGGCTCCAGGAAGTGGACGTCCTCGTCCAGCTCGTCCAGGCCCATGCCGAATCCGGCGTCCCAGTCCCCGTAGAGGAGCTGGCGTCGGAGCATATCGGGGAGGCTGAAGAGCTTCGCCATGTAGACCGCGTCGTTGGCGTAGACCGGGTTGTCCGTCACGCGAGCTGGGATGAAGCGCCTGGACATCGTCGCCCTGAGGATCTGGCCGTCGAGGCCCGGCATCTCGTAGTCGTAACGGTAGATGTTCTCCCCACGTTTTCCACACTTGTTGATAAACCGCCGCTTGATCCACGGGTGGCCAGGCTTCCCTGGGTTGGCCGTGCCGCGCATCATCAGGATCACGTCGGGGTTCGGGCAGCGGTTCTCGGCCATGAGCATGACCCACACCCTCTCGTCCGCGACGTCGCCCACCTCATCGAATCCGATGTAGGCCCACTCCTGGCCGTGGTAACGCTGGACCTCGTCCTTGGTCGAGCAGTAGCCGAACTGGAGGACGCCGCCTCCGGGGAAGGTCCAACGCTTGAGCCCGCCGTTCCAGTGGGGTGCGTTGGCCATCGACGGGAAGGCGAGCTGGCTGCGGTCGATCAGCTCCTGGACCTCGGGGAAGGTCTGCCGGAGGATGAGCGCCTTGTAGCGCGGGAGGGCCATCTGGGAGAGGGCCGCGAAGAGGATGGCGTCACTCTTCGCGCACCCCTTCGCGCCACCGTAGAGGACCTCTGTTTCGGTGCTGGCGCAGAACTGCCGTTGGGGCTCGCTGTTCGGAGCCCAGACTACACCCGGCTCATTCACCGATGGCTGATCGCCTGGTTCGCCCAGAACATCGCCTCGGCGCAGTGCATGACCGCGTGATCCTTCTGGTCGCCCTCGGGGACGTGGTCCTCAATCGCCATGGCCAGGAGCCGGGCTCGCTCGCGGATCGTCTCTAGGGAGGCCCGCTGCCGGGTGCCGTTCTTGACCACGACCGGGCTGAAGAACTTCTCTATCGCCTGGATCCGCAGCCGCCTCGAAGCGGCCTGGTGGGGGGGTGCCTCTTCCTCCTGATCGGACATCGTCTCTTCGATTGCTGTGTCTCTCATGGGTTCCTCAGTTGGCTACGACTAGAACGATGACGACCGCCACGACGGCGGCTCGCCCCTGTCTCCAGATCTGTGTGAGTGCTCCGGGGGATGCGGCCCGCTCCCAGGCGGCCGACTCCTGCATGGAGAGGGTCAGGGCCGTGTTGAGCCTGGTGATCTCGGTGGAGGCGGCCGTGCGCTCGCTGATGAGCTGCATCCCGAGGGTGCGCTCCCGCTGCTGGCCCGCGAAGATCTCAGCCGCACTCGTGGCCCGGAAGACGTCGTTGGCCGTCCGCTCCTCCTCCAGCTCCGTGGTGACCCGCTCCAGGGCAGCCTGGACGATGGGGAGGTCCGCTGCCGCGTTCCTGGCCGCCGCGAGGGCCTCGTCCGTCCCGGTCACGGCCTCCTCGACCGCCCCCTCCGCTTCCGTGATGATGGAGTCGGTGACCTCTTCGTTCCGATCCTGGAGGGCGATCAGGCTGTCACTCGTGGCCTTGACCAGCTCGTGGGCATCGGTGGCCACCTCGACGCTGTCGAGTGCGACTTCGAGCTGGTCAGCCAAGAGCCTGGCCTCCGCGCTGGCTGTAAAGTAACTGCGGCCTACGACAGCCAGGATGGCGAGGACCACGAGCTGGAAAGCCCACTGCGGGCCAGACGACGGAAGCACCTAGTCCTTGCCGCCCCGGCCCAGGAGACCTTTGGCGATGTCACCGGCCTCCTTGACGTTGATGAAGCCGAAGCCGATCAGGGCCATCACGAACCCCAGGATCGTCATCCAGATGTACCCGGTCACGAGGCCGGTGTAGGCGGCGATCACCGTGCCGACCGCACCCAGGACGATGCCCCCCTTGGTCTGGTTCCGGGCTCGCTTGGCCCGCTCCTCCCGCTTGGCGATCTCCTGCTGGACCTGTTCCTCGGTCAGCTCGTGAGGGCCGTTGTTGCGACTGTCTGTCGGCGGCATGGAGGGTGTCATGGACTTCCTCGGTGGCGGTCGTCGTGTACGCGGAGGGGTGGAGCACGACCCCCGAGCCGTCTCCGCAGCTCCAGGGGGGCCTGCTTCCGGTGGAGCCCGTGGGCCCTGCGGTGTCTACGCCCTCGAAGGTCCAGGGGGGTCGGCCGGGTCCTGCTCACTTTCTCTTCTTCGTCTTGGGCTTCGGCCGCTTACGCTCCGGCGGTGTGTGCTTCGGCATGGCTAACCTCCTGTGCGAGAATCGGGCCGTGACGGCAACGACAAAACCGATACGGATCAGGGGGCCCGTACCACGAGGGGGGCACCCCCTTCAAGCGCAGCTCCTGGGAGCCACGGCCCTCAAAGAAACGGACGCCAGGAAGGTTTGCAAGACACGGCTCTCTCAAACCGTGGAGGAGCCGGTCGAAAGGTTAAGCCCCGGTCACCTCGGATGGATACGCGCCCGCACCACCCACCTTCCTGACGCCACTATCGCTGAAGATCTCGTAGGTCGGGCTCGTCTCCTTCAGACCCGCCTCCACGATCTCTCTATGCTCGTCCAGAACCCTTCTCATCTGCTGGTTCAGTTGCCGCTGCATCTCGGTCTTCCCGCCGCCACGGCCGCCCATCCAGTAGACCTTCTCCATCGCCGCCGGGGTGATCTCCATCGTGCCGATGAACCGCTTGTACTTGAGGACCCCGAGACGCTGGTATCGCGCCCAGGTGACCTCCGGTTTCCACAGCCCGGCCGCGACGACGGCCGCGACGGGCGCGGCCAGAATGGTCCTCAGGAATCCCCTTCGAGTCTTCACGTCTTTCGCTCCCAGCTTGCACCCAGGTCGTTCACATCCTAGATCAACGATACGCGAGTTCATCCTGGGACGCCAGGGAAACATCACACCGAAAGGAGGCCCCCCGTGGCCAGTAGTGACACCATGGACACCCAGGTCGGCACTTGGCATAGCGAGAACGTACTCAAGCGCCTGGACCGCTCCCGCAGGTTCCTGTACGGCCAGGGCATCATCACCGAGACCGTCAACGAGGCGGTTCGGAAGAGCCTGGAGGAGGCCCGAGACCTGGAGCTGGCGGCCGAGCATGACCACATGGCCGACATCCCCGCGCACCTGGTCGAGGAGGACGAGCCGGAGCCCGGCGATGAGTGAGATCACAACCCGGCTCCAGATGCACCTGAACGGCGGCAGCAACTACAGCCTGCGGGTGGAGGACATCCTGGTGGACGGAGTCCAGGTCCCCGGCATGAGCATGGGCACAACCACGGACGGCAGCCCCGAGTTCCTCTGCACCGGCAAGGAGCTGGTCTACCGTGGCCCTGGCAAGTGGGCAGAGGGTGACGAGGAGCGGCTCGACCTGATGGACCCGGAGGTCGATCCCGAGGACATCGACGCCTGGATCTTAGCCCGAGTCCCGGAGGTGGCCGATGCCTGACTCCGGCATCCTGATCCGCGACTGGGACAAGCTCCAGCACTTCAAAGACCGCGACCCGATCTGGATCAAGCTCTACCGGGCGCTGCGCCACGACCGCCGCTGGAGGCAGCTCTCCGGCGAGGGCTGCAAGCTCTACATCGACCTGACGCTGCTGGCCGCCGAGGAAGAGCCGTTCGGCGCGATCCAGCTCCACCCGGCCGACCTGGCCTGGGAAGTGCGCCTGGATCCAGAGAACCTGCGGATCGCGCTCCTGGAGGTCGCCGCTGCAGGCCTAATCACCGTGGTCGGGTATCAGGCTGATGTCAAGCTGTTATCAGCCGGGGATCAAGGTGGTGACGCGCCGTTAGCCCTCACGCGCTCGCGAGAGGCAGAGGGAGAGAGAGAGGTAGAGGTAGAGAAAGAAACTACCTCGGTCACTCGAACTGGCTGGTCTGAAGACGTCGTCCACGTTGACCTCGAAGAGCTGGCCCTCTTCTGTGATGACTTCCAGATCCCCTACGGCGAGATGAACACGAGCCTGAAGAGTCTCTACGCCACGAAGCTCCTGCCTGTGTAATGAGCCGCACGATCCGGCGTAAGTGCGTCCGAGACTACCAGCACTACTACGTCCGCGAGGATGTTACCTGGGATGACCCAGACCCCGACGACGAGTCCCAGATGAGAGAGATCGCCCTGGTCTGCTTCCGCTGTGGACACTGCCTCTGGATCGACTCCATCGTCCGACCCTGGATGGGCCTGCCTAGCGACGACGACTGGGGAACGTGAACCGCCACACCGTCCAGACCCACCAGGCCCGGAGAACGAGGATGTCGAGGTCCGTAATCTCAGGGAAAAAAATTTTGGGGGTCTGACCTGTCGGAGGGGATACTATGATCATGTAGAGCTGCGCGGCCATGCGAACAGAGGTGCCGCACCCGGCGGGGCGGGCGCAGAGTAGGCTGGCCACCCCCCTGCCACGTACCGCCCACCCCACGCAAGTCCTTATGTATCAACGTGTTAGCCCATGCGTGAGCAGCCAGGTTAACATAATGTCTATTATACGAAGTCGCCTCGCTAACGTGCAGGGGGACATACACTTACAGCGTCACCCCTCGCCGCTGGTCAGCAGCCTGGGCCCACCTTCGGGCCCATTCTCAACTAGCCCCCCGTCTATACCTGCCTCACGCGGGGGCCTGGGCGGCCCTGCCACCTCGACCGCTTCGAGGGCAGGCAGGTGGACGATCCCCAGCACCATGGCCCCCTCCTCGGCATGGATGTGGACCGCTGCCTGGTCAGCAGCTCCCAGGCCGAAGCGGCCAAGCGCATCTAAAGCACGGATCCGGTCGGCGCTCTTCTCTTCGGGGTCGGCCGCGATGCTCGACAGCGTCTCCAGGCCGTCGTACAGCCGGGCCCGACACGCGGCCCGTATGACGTTCGGAGCGGGCCCTCCGATGTTCTCGTTTTCAGGCATCCTACCCTCCGGTGGAATGGCCTGGACTCTGGCGGTTGCTGGCGCGGTCCGCAAGTGGCAACCCCAGTGTCTACCCCGTTTCTCTTGCGACTTTGAACAAGCCTATTGACCCGCCGCAGTGTCGTCGCAATAGTGGAGGTGTCAGGGGAGACGCTCCCCGGCAGAAGACCTCTCTCAGAAAGGACGGCAAGATGACTCGCTTCGCTTCCCCGGTCACCAGCTTCGGAGCCGCCGGTCGGCACCTCGGCTCTCGTGACTCACGGCCCATCGGGCACAACACCTCAGTCGAGCGACTGAGCGAGACCCGCATCGCGATCCGCTTCCACTCGACCAACGTGATCACCTTCCACATGGACGGCCGGATCACCTTCGACACCGGGGGCTGGTGGAGCGTCACCACCAAGGTGCGCCTCAACAGCCTGAGCCCCTGCCAGATCTGGAGCGAGGGCGACGGTGACTGGGCGATCCAAGGCCCCACGGGCGACGGGGCCAGGTTCGAGGACGGGATCACCATGGGCGCTGACGGGACCTTCCAGAACTGGAAGGAAGCGCGGGCGCTCCTGCGGGCCTCGCGGGCTCGCCGGTTCGCCATCAAGGACGCTGAACTGGCCGCGATGACCGGCGACTCAGCGTGACCACCACCACCACCTGGACGGGTGCTCCGGCGGGGTTCGACTCCCCGCCCCAGGCCTTGCCTCACCTCTCTCTCGAAAGGACGACCATGAACAACCCGACCCTCCTCGTGAAGCTCCCGGCCCGCCCGGTCTTCGGAGCCCCTGACCCGCTCTTCGGAGCCCGCCTCTCGAAGTACAACCGCCGCCGGGAGCTGGCCCGCAAGCGAGCCCTCTTCGCTGACACCAAGGCCAACCGGAAGGCCTACGGAGTCCCCAGCGCCAACTTCCGGTTCACCCCGCTGGCCTCGACCGCCACCGACCTCCCGCCCTGGCTGGCCGCCTGGCCCGCCGCGATCACCGACTCGGTGTCCAAATGAGGCGGCTCGCCCTCGTCGCCCTGGTGGCCCTCGCGGGCTGCCAGGTGGACATCCGGCTCGACGTCTCGCTGGCCCCACGGGCCACCGCCGAGGCCTGCGCCTGGACCACGGTCAACCACTCCGGGATCACCGAGTGCCACGTCGCCGGGCCCTACCTCAGGGCAGCGGACGTGATGACCGCCGACACCAGCTCCCACCTGGAGCTGTAGACCGATGACCTGGAGCGGAACGCTGGCCGGTTCGAGCCCGGCCCCAGGCTTCACCACCAAGGAGACGCACATGAGAGACCTGAACGTGCCCACCGAGATCACCGCCGCGATGGACGGCGGGGCCGCCCTGGCGGTGTCGATCTCCGGCGGCAAGGACTCCCAGGCCATGGCTCTGGCGCTCGTCGCCTGGGCCAAGCGGGAAGGCTACTGGGGCGTCAACGAGATCTTCGCGGTCCACGCTGACCTGGGCCAGATGGAGTGGCAAGGCGAGTACGCCACCGAGCCCGTGGTGGTCGCCCAGGCGGCCGACCTGGGGCTGGAGCTGCACGTCGTCACGAGGACTGACGGCCGCGACCTCCTGGACCGGATCAAGGACCGCCGGGCCACCATGACCGAGAAGGGCCAGGACGGCCCCTTCTGGCCCAGCTCCTCGACCCGCTACTGCACCAGCGACCTGAAGCGCGACCCGATCAACAAGCTGCTGCGGACCTGGACCCACGTCATCAGCGCGGAGGGGATCCGGGCCGCCGAGTCCACGGCCAGGGCCAAGAAGCCCTGCTGGGCTCCCCGCAAGCGGATCCTCTCGAAGACCCGCGAGGCCCACACCTGGCACCCGATCCTGGACTGGTCCGAGGACGATGTCTGGACCGCCATCGGGGGCCGCGACGGCCACCTGGTCCACCCGGCCTACGGCCTGGGGAACGAACGCCTCTCCTGCGCCATGTGCGTCTTCGGCTGCGACGGCGACCTGGTCAACGGAGCCCGGAACAACCCAGCCCTCTTCGAGGAGCTGCTCGACCTGGAGCGCGACAGCGGCTGGCGGTTCACCGTCAAGCGGAGCCTCGAAGAGGTGAAGCTCTGCCTCGACGGCGAAGCGCCCCTGGTCAACGGCCGGATCCAACTGCCGGTCCTCAACTCACAAGGAGCCTGAACATGATCTACCTGCTGGGCGACATGACCAACGGCACGGCCAAGCTGGCCGACACCTACCCGAGGGGGATCGGGCGCTGCTACGTGGACTCGCGCCTGGACCCCTTCCCGGAGGAGCCCTGGATCCTCGACAACGGGGTGTTCCGGGCCTGGAACCGCAACGGCCGCGACCCGGCCACCGACTACGCCGCCGAGTACGCCTTCTTCGAGGCGAAGCTCGCGGAGGTGGCCGACCGGGCCGACGAGGGACGCGGTCCTCTCTTCGTAGTCGCGGCCGACAGGCCAGGCGACCCGGCGAGCCTGGACGTGACGCTGGCCTGGCTGGACGACTGGCAGGAGCTGCTCGACGGCCAGGCGATCCCGATCTACGCCGCCGTGCAGGACGGGATGACCCCTGACACGGTCGAGGCCTCCGGGCTCCTGGAGCGGGTCTCCGGGCTCTTCCTCGGGGGCTCCGACGAGTTCAAGCTCACCGCCGCTGCCTGGCGGGAGCTGACCACCGACCACGGCCTCGGCTTCCACTGGGGACGCTGCACTCAGAGCGTGATCGCGACAGCGGTCGCCCTGGGCTGCGACAGCGCCGACAGCTCCCACCCCTGCCGCCTGGCCGGGGCCAGGTGGGCCAGGTTCCTCGAAGTCTTCGACACCGAGATGGTGGCCTAGATGACGTCAGCATTGACCCGACACGACGTCGGGTGTAACGTGATAGCAGGACCCTCTCTCTCTCGAAAGGACGCCAACATGAGCATCGCAACCTTCTTCCCCCACGCAGACCACCCCGACCGCCAGCCCGCCGTGTGGCTGAACATCGGTGAGCCCTCCGACGAGGAGCCGATGACCTTCGACTCGACCGACGAGGCCTACGACTACGTGACCAGGAACGTCGAGACCAACCTCGCCAGCGTCCGCGCCCTCTTCGCTGAGAAGCGCGACCTGGACCGCCGGATCGCCGCCCTGGAGGCCGACACCGCACTCCTGCGGAAGGCCGCCCGCCAGATCCTTCCCCACCTCTAGGACGATGACCACCGGGACCGGCAGCCAGGCGGGTTCGAGGCCCGCCGCCCGGCCTTGCCTCAGTTCAACGGAGACCACCATGGACCCGACCTACAGCATCATCCGGTTCAGCATGGACGCGCCCCAGGAGGTGATCAAGGAGGGCCTGACGCTCGAAGAGGCCCAGGAGCACTGCAACCGGGACGACACGCACGGCCCAGGCTGGTTCGACGGCTACCGGGAGGAAGTGTGAACTCGACCACCTTCGGACTCCTCGGAGCTGGGGCCCCGTTCAGTGTGGCCTACGGGATGGGGGTGGACTCCACCGCCATGCTCGTGGGCCTGGCCGAGCGGGGGATCCGGCCCGACGCGATCCTCTTCGCTGACGTTGGCGGGGAGAAGCCGGAGACCTACGCCTACCAGGCCAAGATGGACGCCTGGCTGCGCTCTGTAGGCTTCCCGGAGATCACAGTGGTCCGCTACCCTGGGCCGAAGAGCGGAGCCTACGACACGCTCGAAGGGAACTGCATCTCGAACGGGACGCTGCCCTCGCTGGCCTTCGGCTTCAAGAGCTGCTCGCTCAAGTGGAAGGTCGAGCCCCAGAAGAAGTGGGAGCGGGCCTGGCAGCCTGCCCAGGACGCCTGGGCCAAGGGCCTGCCCATCATCAAGGCCATCGGCTTCGACGCCTCTCCGAAGGACTCGAAGCGGTGCAGCTACGCGGCCGACAAGGTCGATGACGATCCGAAGTACCACTACTGGTATCCGCTCCGCGACTGGGGCTGGACACGCGAGGAGTGCATGGCCCAGATCGAAGCGGCCGGGCTCCCGGTGCCGATGAAGAGCGCCTGCTTCTTCTGCCCTGCATCGCAGGTCGAGGAGATCGCCTGGCTGGCCGACAAACACCCGGAGCTGGCCGACCGGATCATCACCATGGAGAACAACGCCAGGCCCAGGCTGAAGAAGATCAAAGGGCTCTGGCGCAACGGGGTGAAGGGCACACGAGGTGGGATCCCGAAGCCGGGCCGGATGGCCGACTTCATCCACCGCTACCGGGGCACGGCCGAGAGGACCTGGCCGATCCAGCTCCCGGTGATTCAACCGACCAAGGAGGCAGCATGACCAGAGCCGTTGACCTCTTCGCTGGCTGGGGTGGGTTCACCCTGGGAGCGGAGCAGGCCGGAGTCGATGTCGTCTGGGCCGCGAACCACTGGCCCATGGCGGTGGAGGCCCACGCGCTGAACCACCCCGACACGATCCACGCCTGCCAGGATCTGACCCAGGCCGACTGGACCAAGCTCCCCGACTACGAGCTGCTGCTCGCGAGCCCGGCCTGCCCTGGCCACTCGACGGCGAGCCAGCCGAGACGCCGGGCCTACCACGACGAGTCACGGGCCACCGCCTGGGCGGTCGTGGACTGCGCCGAGGTGACCTACCCGGAGACCCTGATCGTGGAGAACGTGCCCGCCTTCCAACGCTGGCAGCTCTACCCGATCTGGAAGAGCGCACTGCGCCAGCTAGGCTACGAACTCGAAGAGCACGTCCTCCGGGCCAGCCACTACGGGGTGCCGCAGCGACGGGATCGGCTCTTCATCCTGGGCTCGCGGGTGGGGGCTCACATCACCCCCCGGAAGCCCTCGCAGGAGCCCGCCTTCGGGCCCTGCATCGACTGGGACGCCGGGGACTGGCGTCCACGCACCGACGCGGGCAAGGGCGCTCAGAAGCGAATGGCTGACGGCCACGCCCGGCACGGGGATCGGTTCCTCAGTCAGCACACGACGGGCCACCGAGGCATCAGCCTGGACGAGCCCATCAGGACCATCACGGCCCAGGACCACTGGCTCGCGGTGGACGGCGATCTCTACCGCCCGCTCACGATCCGAGAGACGGCTCGCGGGATGGGCTTCCCCGAGACCTACGCCTGGCCCGAGGCGGCCACGCGGACGGACTCCATCATCGGCCTGGGCAACGCAGTCTGCCCGCCCCTGGTCGCGGACCTAATCAAGGAGGCAGCATGAACAAGACGAGAGCGGTGCTCACCTGGAGGCACCTCGACCCCCACCCCCACCAGGGCCGCCAGCTCCACACCTGGATGGGCGAGTTCCCAACGGTGACCGAGACGGTCTGGGACCAGGAGCTGGACGACCAGTTCCAGCCCAGCAACTTCGTCTGCCGGATCGAATCCTTCCAGCCGACCGCCAGCCCGGAGACCGGCGAGGGGTTCTGGTTCCGGCTGGTCAAGCAAGGCCGCAGCGCGAGCGGTCGCAGGTACTCGACACACAAGACGCTGGCCCTCGCCCAGTGGTACGCCGACCGATGGGCCAGGGGTCGCTTCTACTACCGCCACCAGGAGGCCTGATGGCCCACGACGTCATGGCGATCCTGTGCAGGCCCCAGCATCCCGACGAGGTGGAGGAGTGCAACACGGTGCAACACGCTGCAACGCCACCATTGACGCGACGGGATGACGGGTGTATTAGTTCAGTAGGACGTTTTCTCTCTCTCTCGAAAGGAGGCCCAGGTGGCCGCTCGCTTCTCCCTGATCTACGACGCCCTCGGCCAGCGGGTGACCGCCTGCTGCATGGCGTACTCCAGCTACATGGAGTTCGACGGCCCAGGCAGCATTGAGATTCTCTGCTGCAAGGCCTGCCACCACCCAGTTCCGATAGGCCAGGGTGACGGCACAGAATTTCGACCAGGCGTCACGGCCGACGCCTACTACGAGGAGCACTTCCGCCGCGAGCAGTGGCGGGAGGCGATCTCTCACTCTCTCAAGGAGTCAGCATGAAAGGCATGATGCTTCACTGTGGAGCGGCACTCGCGACACGCGAGGAAGTCTTCGCCGCCGCCACACCCGACGAGACCGAGACCCACTTCCCGGTCCCCCACGGCGCTCTGATCGAAGTGATCGAACGCCACGTCCAGGCCTCTGGCTTCCACATCGCCAGCGAGGAGTACGGGCTCTGGAAGGACAGCAACCGGATGTTCGGAGTCTGGGGCCTGCAGAACGGCTCCCAGGTCGAGCACGAGGACTTCCAGCTAGTGATGGGGGTCCGCAACTCTCACGACAAAGCGTTCAGCGCCGGGATGGCGGTGGGCAGCCGAGTCTTCGTCTGCGACAACTTGGCCTTCAGCGCCGAGATCGTGATCGCACGGAAGCACACCCGCTTCATCATGCGGGACCTCGACAAGATGGTGGCCGAGGCCAGCGGCAAGATCGCCGCAGCCCGAGTCAGCCAGGCGCAGCGGATCGCAGCCTACAAGGCGACCGACCTCGAAGACGCCCAGGCCCACGACCTGATCATCAGGAGCGTTGACTCCCAGGTCATGGCCAACAGCTACATCGCGAAGGTCCTCCACCAGTGGAGAGACAGCGAGCACGAGGAGTTCGCACCGCGCACCGCCTGGAGCCTCTTCAACGCCTACACCGAGGTCTTCAAGCAGACCAACCCGCTGGACCTCACGCAGCGGAGCGTCCGACTCCACGGCCTGCTCGACATGGCCACGGACGCCTTCGGGGTGGACGCCGCGACTCCTGAGTTCGGAGACGTGACCTTCGGACAGGGACTGCGAGCCCTGGCCGGGATCGAAGAGCTGGAGGCGGTCGAGGTCGAGGCCGCGCCGGAGCCGGAGCCCCAGGCCCGGCTGCTCAACCCGAGGGTCGGGTTCAACTTCTAACACGGTACGCCTGGCCGGGGTTCGACTCCCCGGCTGGGCCATGCAGGACCCCTCGAAAGGAGACCAAGATGAGCAAGGCCCAACGCAAGGCCGCCGGAGACCTGATCGGCGCAGCGCAGCAGATGCTCCAGGCCGTCGTGGATCCCAGCGGGACGGGCACCAGGCCCCCGCTGGGGTGGGACGTGACCAAGCTACGGCAGGCCACGGCGATGGCAGCGAGCGTGTTCCCCGAACCGGAGGAGGCCTGAGACGGCCCTCTACGACATGACTCGGGCCCAGCTCGAAGCGGCCCTGGAGGACATCACCTCGGACGGCCCGTTCGGATCGGCCCTGGCCGAGGAGATCCAGCAGGCCCTGAGGTACGTCTGCTCGAAGTGTGGCAAGCCTGGAGCGGAGCAGGTGACCGACCGCTACGGGATCTACTTCGGGACGCTCTGCGAGCCCTGTGAGAAGGCCAGCGGGATCCGGGCCTGGGAGTTCGACGCCACCTACGCGGGCGAGAGCCTGGAGGAGGACTACTAGCATGGACAACATCGGAACCCCCTCGAAGGACCACCTGCTCCGCACTGGGCAGGTGGTGAAGGTCCACGACGGGCTGGAGTGTGGTGGCATCACCGAGACCACCATCACCTCGGTCGAGGTCTGGCAGTGTGGCCGACCGACCAACCAGTGGCGGCTCTACCGCGATCAGCATGGCGTGGACCGGGTGATCCCGGAGCCGAACCCCACCATCAAGGAGTGGCCCCAGGATGACTGACATACAGCGAGCCGGATACATCACCGGGATCGTGCGCCTGGAGAAGACGCGCCACCCGGATCTCGACCCGGTCACCTTCGCCACCATCGACGGCGACCGATACCACCAGGTGGAGAACGACGCAGCCCTGGGTGACGCGCTGGAGCTGTGGGAGGAGGACTCGAAGTGGAAGCCGATGGCCGCAGCTCTGCGCTGGGTGCTCCAGCAAGCGGCCGGGTACATGACCGGCGACATGGAGGGCGTGACCCGAGAGGGCGCAGCTCTCCCAGCGAGGGAGGTCAAATGAGCGACTTCAAATACACACCGGATCCCGGCCTGACGATCCGAACCTCACGGGCCTTCCTGAAGGATCCGGCCCGCCCAGGCATCACGCCCTACGGCGCTGGAGGTGACGTCGAGATCATAGCCGGGGCCTTCGCGGGTCAGAAGGGCCACATCCACGAGGTCGATGGCATGACCGCCGTCGTCCGCACGGGCGACAGGGACGAGTGGGCGAGACGGGACGCCATCATCCGGGTGGGCGAGGAGTCGCGAGCGAAGGAGGCCGCGTTCCACGAGGAGCACGGGATGAGCAGCGCCGAATACTTCCACGAGTCGGGGCACTCGGACGCGGAGCACGAGCGCGACCGGGAGGCCGAGGAAGAGGAGGCCGAGGACGATGAGTAAGGCCCCCTGGTACTGGGCCGACTCACACTACGACCACTGGGCCGTGGGCCTGGTGGCCTGCACGGCCGAGGACGGGCGCATCCACTACGCCCTGCCCGGTGAGCCGGTGACCACGGCCTGCAACCGACAGAAGGACGTGGAGCTGATCGACGGCCCCAGGATCGTGGAGTGCCTCATCTGCGCTGCCAGGGCTAGGGAGAACCGGGACGTGATCGACCAGCGCCACGTCCAGAAGGTCATCAAGGGCCACGACCGGACGAACTTCATCCGGCGCGAGCAACAGAGGAAAATCAATGCGGGATCCTGACGCCGTCATCTGGCCGATCACCAACACCCTGGTCCACACCAGGGGCTCGAAGACGGAGGTGAGGACCTACCGCCTCGGGGGAGAGTCCTGCGTCCTGGTGCTGCGCTTCGGCGGGGCCTCGGACGTCAGCATCCACGTCCTCCACAGGGACGAGATCGACAGCATCCACCGGCAGCTAGGGTTCGCGCTCGACGCGCTGGAGGATCCGCGATGAAGTACGGACTGAAGAAGCCGTGCGGGACGTGCCCGTTCGTGATCGCCCACAAGTTCCCGCTCCGGCCTGATCGGATCGAAGAGATCCGGGACTGCCGGGCCGAGTTCTCCTGCCACAACACGGTGGACTACGACGGCGAGGACGAGGTCTACGACGAGGAGGGGGTGGGCAACCCCTACCGCAGCACCGAGGGCGAGCACCACTGCCTGGGCCACCTGATCGTCTGCTGGGCAGACTGGGGTGGGTTCGACCAGATCCAGGCGATGTCGGCTCGCGCTGGGATGTTCAAGCCGGAGGAGCTGCCGACACCAGAAGCGGCCGGGGTCTTCGAGACCTGGGCCGACATGATCGACGCTAACGAGGAGAGCTAGAATGGCTAACACGAAAGACGGTGCCAGATTCATTCACGAGGAGAGCGGGATGCGCGAGTTCGTCAGGAAGGGGCTCGTGGACCAGCAGGGCCTGGATGCCGACCTGGTGGAGACGGCGATGGACCGCTGGAACGACGACGCGGATCCGGTGGGCCCCTTCGAGCACGGGGTCTTCGCCGTGATCACGAGCATCTTCGAGAAGATGGAGGAGCAGCAGGCCAATGACGACGACTGAGAGAACACGTCCGCACAAGGACATGACCGCCGAGGACCTGGCCGCCTGGAGGACGCAGCAGGCCGGGGACTACGCCTACGCGAGGAACCAGCGCCGACCCGGATGGACGCAGCGCCGGGCCTCGCACTGGTACGGTGTGAGCGAGCGCCAGTGGCAGCGATATGAGAACGGCGACAGCCCGATCCCGCTGTCCTTGGTGAAGAGGATGGTCGCCTACGAGACGAGCTTCGATCAGACCGTGGACCGGCTCTTCGACACCACTCCATCGCAGCTCGAAGAGAACGATGGGATCTTCCCCGAGATGAAGGGCCAGGACTGACGCGACATCCTGGCCCCGTAGTTGCCGGAAAAAGTTTTCGGACATATTGTGGGGAATCGAAAGGGAGCGAAAGGGATGAAGTACAGGATCCACCTGGGCCGCCACGTCGGCCGAGGCAAGACGATCATCGACGCTATCGGTGACCTCATGCGTGAGGTCCAGAAGCACGGCAGCCAGGACGAGACCGAGTCGATGGCCCGCTCCATGATGGGTGTCATCGAACTGGGCACCCGCCTGGACGAGGCCTGGGACGTGAGCACCGGGCTACCCGAGGAGAGGAACTGATGAACAAGCCACTCACGAGGACCTTCACAGAGCGGCAGATCCTGGAGGTCCTGAGGGCCCCCGAACCACAGACGATCCGAGACTTCGCGGCCGTGGGCCTGGTCCGCAGCTCGACCCTGAAGCAGGCCCTGATGACCCTGGAGCAGGACGGGCTGATCACCTCCCGCCTGCCCATGGCGACGAGCCCGCTCCGCACCTACGAGCTGGCCATCAGATGACAACCGAGAGTGCCCAGGGGGGCCAACGTGCCGGGGTTCTTGCGATTCACCGGACGTTGGAACTTGGGAGGCGCGGACACCCAAAGCGATCCGCTCCGGGTTCAAGTCCCGGCCTCTCTATAGGAGCAGAACGATGAGATGGATCACGACCAGCGAGGCCGCCGAGTGTACCGGCTTCACCCGTCAGTGGGTGGAGAAGCGGATCGCGGACGGCACCTTCAAGGCCGAGAAGAAAGGCACCCGAGTCCACGTCGATGGGAACTCGGTGCAGGACTGGATGGTGGCCGAGATGGACCGGATCCAGGACCGCTGGAAATTCTACTATCACCACCTTCCCAACGGATACCATGGCAAACCGAAAACAGACTAAGAAGCGCACCCCCGAGGAGATCCGAGCCGAGTTCCTGGCCCGACGACGCAGTGGCCTGGGGGGCTCCGACGTGGGCGCGATCATGGGGGTCGATCAGTACAAGGACGGGCTCGACATCTACCTCGACAAGGTGGACCCAGGCCCTGACTTCGACAACCCGGCGATGGAGCGCGGCCGATACCTGGAGCCCGTCGTCTCGAAGCTCTACGAGGTGACGTCTGGCCGCCGCCTGCAGGTGGGCAAGTTCCGACGCGACCAGAAGAACAAGTTCCTGATCGGGAGCCCCGACCGCATCATTAAGCCGACCGGCCGGAAGCCCTACGCGGCCGACGTCAGCAGCCCTGGGGTGCTGGAGATCAAGACGGCCAACCGCTTCGTCCTGAAGAAGATGAAGGAGCAGGGGCTGCCGAAGAACTACATCCTCCAGCTCCAGCATTACATGGGACTGAGTGGCACCACCTGGGGGGCCTTCGCGGTCCTCTGCCCTGACCCCTGGGAGTTCCTCACGTTCACCGTCGAGTTCGACCGGGAGCTGTACGACCGGGTGCGCGAGGTGCTCGAAGCCTTCTGGCGGGACCACGTCGAGGCCGAGGTGCCGCCGATCCCCAAGCCCATCGACTACGGGGACTCGAAGGAGGTCACGGCCGACACGGCCGTCACGATCTTCGACCCCGGCAGTAACGGCCTGGTCCAGTGGGAGAAGAGCGTGGACCTCTTCCGGGAGGCCAACGCGATGCTGGCTCTGGGCAAGGAGGCGAAGGAGTTCGCGAGGACCCAGATGATAGAGCAGATGGAGCTGGGCCACGGGATCTACGAGGGAGGTGGGGCCAGGGTCCACTACCAGGCCCAGGGTGGCCGGAAGACCTTCATGCAGCGGGAGCTGCGAGCGATGCAGCCGCTGGATCCCATCGCCATGGCCTCGCTCCTGGAGCAGGCCGGGCTGGACCTCGACACCATAGAGACACTGTTCGAGAACGCACGACTCAACCTGGACGACTTCCAGAAGATCGGGCAGCCGTTCGAGACCGTCAGAATGTACGACTCAAGGGAGGAGTAGAGATGGCTGAGAAGCAGACCAAGACCCTGGTCCAGGTGATCGACACCCAGGCCCACAAGATCCGGGAGATCCTACCCGAGGGACAGAACAGCGACAAGGACGCGGCCCGAGTGATCCGGCTCGCCCGGCTCGCCATCGTCCGCAACCCGAAGCTCATGGACTGCACCCCGATCAGCGTGGTCGAGTCGATCATGGTGGCCAGCCAGCTAGGGCTGGAGATCAACAGCCCCATCGGTGGCGCACACCTCGTGCCGTTCGGGAAGAAGTGCCAGATGATCCCCGACTACCGGGGCCTGATCCGGCTGGCCCTGAAGAACGGGGACTGCGGGAAACTCGTTGCTCGCGAGGTCTACGAGGGCGATATGTTCCACGTCATCCAGGGCACCACCGAGATGATCGAACACGTCCCGCTCCTCGGTGACGAGCCCCGAGGCGACGACAACATCAGCGGCTTCTACGCCGTGGCCACTCTGAGCAACGGGCTCACCGTCCACGAGTACGCTCCCCGAGGAGACGTGGACAAGATCCGGGCTCGCTCGAAGGCGGGCAGCTCCGGCCCCTGGAAGACGGACTACGCAGCCATGGGCAAGAAGACCATGATCAAGCGAGTCCTGAAGTGGCTGGACCTCTCCCCTGACCTCGCCATGGCCATTGAGTACGACAACCGGGGGGAGACAGGCTACTCCACCTCCACGAGCGACAGGGACACCGAGGAGACCGTTGAGGAGGACATGGCAGAGCAGGCCCGGCAGGCCCAGAAGGATCTGTCCGAGAACCTGGAGCAGGCCCGGCGTGAGGAGCTGATCGGGGAGGCGCAAGAGTGAAGAACGTCGTCCTCGGCTTCCTGCTCGCGCTAGTGGCCCTGGCCATCCTGGCCTGGGTGGTGGCCACCCTGTTCCAGCCCCGGATGTGACGGATCTGTCACGCCGCACCTTCGAGACGTGGCCAGCGTGGACGGAGGACAGAACCTTCACGCCGGGCGAGGCCTGGCTGGACCTGGTGCGCCTGGGTGACGTCGGTGGTGTGCTGCCCGTCATCTCCTACACGGAGCGGTGGGGCTGGCAGAACGCAGAGGTGGCCGACTTCTTCACGACCCTGGAGAGACGCGGCCACCTCCGACCCTACGACAAGACGACCTGGGCGCTCACCTACCAGGTCCAGGATCCAGGGCTCACGGAGGACTTCGAGCTGGTCTGGAAGATCTACCCGAAGCGGGTGGCCAAGCAGAAGGGATACCACGCCTACGCAGCCACGAGGAAGGGCCGGAACGGCGACCCGCCGGTCAAGGCCCGCCTCCTCTTCGAGGCCACCGAGCGGTACGCCTTCGCCCGCCAGGGCGAGGAGGCTGAGTTCACCCTGCACCCGGCCACGTTCTTCGGGCCCGATGAGCGGTGGAAGGAGAAGCACAAACCGAAGACCAACAGCAAAGCGAAGGGGCAGAAGGGATGGAGCAGACCGACGAGCAGGGACCTGACGAAGACGGCCCCCCAGGCTGGCACGGGAACGAGCCGTGGCCGGAAGAAGAGGACGCCGGATCAGGGAGTGAAGCCGAAGAACCCCCGGAAGAAGAAGCCGACCAAGGACCCACTGTCGGATCTGTAATCAGGGTCTCCACGCCCGGCCAGCTCTCGCCAGAGCAGGAGCTGTCGCTCACCAAGTACCGGGAGGAGCGCCACCTCGCAGAGCAGGACACGCCGCCCTACGTCGATGCCCTCGGGTACGAGCTACACGCCCTCAACCAGGCGAAGCTGGACTGGACGTCCGACATGGTGCTCACCACCCCCTACGCAGCCTGGAACAGCGTGTGCGGGGACGAGGGAGGGCTCACGGGCCTGGCCAGGGGCTGGCACGTCATGGTGGCCGGGAACACCGGCATGGGGAAGAGCCTGGTGGCAATCAACCTCGCAGCTCACGCGGTGAAGAAGGGCGAGAAGGTCGGCATCATCAGCCTGGAGATGAGCAAGCCCCAGTTGATGACCCGCTACCTGGCCATCCACACCGGCAAGGCGATCAGGAACCTGGAGTGGGGCCCACGCTACGACGAGCCCACCGCCCTCGAAGCGAACGAGATGGTAGAGGAGAACCACGAGGAGAACGGTGGGATCCTGATCACGAACGATCGGCGCGTCTCGAACCTCGAAGACATCCTGGCGTCCATGGCCTACCTCCACGAGTACCGTGGGGTGACCGCCTTCGTGACCGACTACCTCCAGCTCGCCTGGACCGGCAACGCTGAGAAGATGAGCGACCGGATCACCGAGGTCTCCCACGCCATCCAGGGCACGGCCGCCGACCTCGGGGTGGTGTCTGTCGGGGTGAGCCAGTTCAACCGGGCAACGTCGGGAGCTTCGGAGAAGCCCAAGGTCCAGGGCATGATGGGCGGCAGCGCCCTGGAGAACGACAGCGACCAGGTGATGCTGCTCGACCACACGAGCTACAAGGAGACGGGCCGGTCCCAGGCGATGATCAAGCTCCTGGTCGCGAAGAACCGGCACGGGAGCTGCGGGGAGATCCCGCTGATGTGGGACTACACGACGCTGCGAGCCACGCAGACCGACGCCCGCGAGTTCGAGCGGGACGATGACTGACCGACGCCTGAAGCACGGAGATCAGGTGCCGATGTTCAAGATCCCCCCGCCCCTGGAGAAGGAAGAGGAGCGCCTGATCATCGACCTATATGAACAGGTGGGGCTCATCGTCATCGTCACCAGCCAGCCCCAGAAGCCGGTGGGGATGACCAAGGGAATCGCGGACCTTCAGGTACTTGACCCGAAGCGAGAAGCCTTTTGGTGGCACGAAGTAAAGCGCCGTCAGGGGCCCGAGTACAAGAAGGTGAACAGCAAGCAGACGGCGGATCAACGGTGGTTCCAGTTGGCGGTCGAGAGCACAGGGCAACGCTACATACTAGGGCCTCTCTCAACGGCCCGCGACGAACTACTCGAAAGGGGGATAATCAGATGATGCCAATCCAGGAGGTACGGCTCCCGCCGCAGGTTGCGGACACGCTGGCCCACGGTACGAAGGCCTACAGGATGGGGGAGTGCGGGGTCTTCGTCTCGAAGGAGCCGGTGGACAAGATCTACGGGCTGCGCTGGCACCTGTCGATCAGTTGCCAACGCCGCTACCCGACTTGGGACGAGATCGGCAGGGCCCGAGACGCGCTGCTGCCCGACGACGTCTTCATGTGTGTGCCCTTCCCGCCGCGAGCCCACTGGCTGTCGATCCACCCGAACTGCTTCCACCTCTGGCAGTTCAGGGACGACAACCTGGAGGCTCAGATGAAGCTCGAAGGAGAGCAGGCAGCCGAGGACGGGAAGAACCAGCCGGAGCCGGAGTTCAAAGGATGACCGCCAACGGACAGGGGGACTTCTTCGATGGCCAGCCCCCCGAGGACGTGCCCCCCGAGGACGGGTTCACCTTCGAGCAGCTCCTGGCGCTGGAGCGAGTGCCGGTAGCGAAGTGCCCCTACTGCACCAGGACACTCAAGGTCTACAAGTGGAAGCTGGGATCCTTTGCCACCTTCCTGATCTGGCTCTACCGAGCCCGCACGAGCCCGGAGGAGTGGCTCCACATCAGGAACTGCCCGAAGGAGATGAGGATCGACGGTGTGGACGTGACGATCTGGAATGGTGGGGGCGACTACGCCAAGCTGGAGTGGTGGGAGCTGATCGAAAACAAGCCCCTGGATCCTAAGTCCGAGCAATCATCCAGCGGTCAATGGCGGATCACACCGAAGGGAGTGCGGTACGTCCGTAACGAGCTTGCTGTCCCCAAGTACGCCTTCTACAGGCCACCGCTGGAAGTCCTCGGGTGGCACGAGGACGTGATTATGATGGCCGAGTCCATACCAGCCTACTTCAACTATCGGGCCCTGATGAGAGGAGAGTGGTGATGTACGAGTCCCAGATCAGGATCCTTCACGAGCCGGAGCTGCGGCACGTCCTCGCCCACCTTCACCAGGCCATCGAAGCCGTGGCCCAGGGACGGCCGACGCTGGCCCAGGCCGAACTCGCCAGCATTGAGGGCCTTGTGTTCTACGAGGATGAGTCCCAGGCTGAAGCCCTACTCGCACGTCAGGAGGAGCAAGATGGAGACCAGAGCCAAATGCACGAAACGGAAGGGACCGAAGCGGAGACCCCCCAGAAAGGGGAAGTAGGCTGAAAACGAGGCTCTCAGTCGCCGTCTAACGGGCCTCGGAGGTCACCCAGGTGTACCAGTGACCCCCCTTTTGAGCACTCAGCTCTCGCTCTCGCTGTCGTCGTGATCCTTCCGGCGGCCGTGATCGTGGGGCTCCACGGTCACATCCACATCCACGTCGCCCTCGTTCACCTCGACGTTGGTGTCACCGTTCGGCCTGTCCGCGATCTTCTTCACCTGCCAGGCCATGAACGCCGCGATGAGGACGAGCGCACCCTGTCCGATCCGCACCACGGTGGAGCCCCCACAGGTGTTGCACTCCTGGGATGCGATCTCAAGACGGAGGGCTTCGAGGTTCCTGTTGAGGTTGGCGATCATGGCACTGTCGGACATGACCGTGATCTCGTTGGTGACCTCCAGCGGCGGAAGGTTGATCGTGTTCTCCACGTTGGGCACGACCACGGTCTGCGGGTCCTGGCCAGCCAGTGGCCCGACCCAGAGGACTCCCATGACAAGCAACAGGCTACTGCTCCTGGCGCTCCGTAAAGTCTGCGGGCTATACCTCTGAATCGGGCTCATTCCGTCCCTCCTATGTCTCGGGCGAGCTGGATCCCGGCGCGGGCCAGCTCCATGATCGGGTCCAGGATCCACTGTGCAGTCGAGGGACTGGCGATGCTAGTGGCGATCAGGATCACGACGAGGATCAGCACCAGCTTCTGCCATCCCTTCACGTTGCTCCAGAACGAAGCCATAATGGGTCACGTCCTTACCTCGAAGTGCGGGAGGTCGTGAAACGTCTGGTCCTCAAGATCGCCACGGTCGCTATCCCAGTCACCACCCCACCGGATGTCGATGCCCATCTCCTCGGCCGTGCCGGAGACGAAGCCGCCGAAGTAGTACCACCTCGCCACCTCCCTGACGTACCCCTCGACCAGGGCCATGACCTCGGCCTCCTGTTCGTCTGTGAGCTGCCCGGCCACGGTCTCTATACGGGACAGCAGCTTCGACGCCTGGGGCCAGGAGAGGGGGTCAGGGGCTGCGTCAACGGCCTCTGCGAGGTCACGCACACCCTCCCCGGTGATGTGCTTCGAGTTCATCGTCTTGCTGACGCCCTTGGCGACGTTCTTCTCCTGCTGCTCGACGGTGCGCTCGCCCTCCAGGATGGTGTTCGGGAAGCCCTCGCCCACCCTCTTCATCAGGCGCTGCAGATCCTCGTGCGCCGTGGCCAGCCGGGCCAGGCTCGTCGCCCCGTAGTTGTTGCCAGCCATCAGCGCCCCTGGTTGAGCTGTCGGATCAGGGCCGCCCGGTTCACGTCGTCAATCCTGGGGGTGCGCCTGGGTGGGATCCCGCTGTTGACCACGGCCGCCGCGTTGACCCGGCTCATGCCGCCATCGCGGAACTGCCGGATCACTTCCCGGCTCGTGAGGCCATGGCTGTTGATCGCCTTCAGTGCGATCTGGTGGGCGTCCTCGAAGACCCTGGCCCGAGACCGCTCCGACCTGTGGAAGGCCTCCGTCAGCTCCTCGTCCGTGACGGTGCCCGAGCGGTTGGACACGCGGTTGAGGATCCGGTTCGCATCGTTCAGCCTGCCGTCCAGCTCCGTGGTGCGGAAGCGCAGGGCCTGACGGACGTCGGTCTTCTGCAGCCGGTGCCCCGTGAGGACGGCCAGGAACTCCGTCTTCGTGTCGAACTCCTGGCCGAAGGCGTTGGTCTCCTTGTTGATCCCGGCCGCGATCCGCCTGGCACTGGCGAAGGTGCCGGGCTCTATGGCACCCCACAGGTGGTCGAGGATGGCGAAGGCCTGGTCCACCTTGTGGTCCTCCGGGTTGAAGACCTGGCCGCCGGAACGCTTCAGGTTGCTGTTGACCTCCGCGAGCTTCCCGAACAGGATCTCCTCTCCGATGAACGGAGCAGCGGCCTGGAGGGTCGCCTCCAGGAGAGCCTCCTCCCAGTCGCCCTCGCCCGAGAACAGCCGCCGGAGTGGGTCACGCAGGTAGCTGTACGGATCCGTGTACGAGAGGTCGATGATCGAATAGACCCCGTCCACTGGCGGGCTGGTGTAGATCAGCGAGCTGTTCTCCTGCCACGGTGCCAGGAAGGGACGCAGATCCTCGTCCTGCTGGCGGTCCACACCGTTCTTGAAGCGGGACGCAGCCGACGCCGCGTAGACGCCACCGGCCGCGACGGTGAGCCCGGCCAGCCTGGTGGCCCCGATCTTACGGATCTCCGGGTTGGGGGATCGGGCCTCCTTGATCGCCAGGCTGACGGTGTGCCAGCCGGTGCGGAACACCTCGGCCGGGAACGAGACGAACGAGCCCATCAGGATGTTCTTCCGCAGCGCCTGGACCCCGGAGGAGATCATGCCGTAGTTCGGGTAGGTGTTCCTCACGATCCACGCTGCGGTCTCCTCGACCTCGGCCTCGGTGGCGTTGGGCAGCGCCTTCCTGTACCGGGCGAACTCGTTCTCGAACGCGACGATCTTCCAGAGGTCGTCCTCTGCCCGGTAGATGGCGGTGGCTCCCTTGACGAACCCCCTCATTCCCTTGGAGAGCAGGCCCTCGTCGGGGCTGATGTTGTCCAGCCCCTGCCTGGAGGCGTCCCTCATCACGGCCGCCAGCTCTCCGGCGTGGGCGCTGCTGTCCACGACCCCGAGCATCTGGATCCGCTTGTAGTACGACTCCCACGGGCTCTCGCCCGGCAGCAGGCCATCGCGGAGCCGGAGCCTGCGCTCCTGCTGCGCCCTCTGCGCGGGGCTCTGGCCCCTGGCGCGGGCCTCGACTTCGATGCCGACCTTCCCAGCGAGGAACCGCTTGGTCAGCCGCCCTCCCCTGCTGATGCCGGTGCTGGCGTTCACGGCCTGGATCGCCCGTCCGAAGTGGTTCAGCCGCCAGTGCCCGTTGGCCGTCGCGAAGCCAGCGTTGCCGATGAGGTTCCTGACGTGGGTCATCACGGACATGACCGTCTTGTCGAGCTTCACGACCGCGTTCGCTTTGAGGTAGGCGCTGTAGAGCCAGCCCTTCGCGCCAGGCAGATCGAACTCACGCTTGAAGGCGTCCGCGATCTCCTGGGTCGTGTGGAGCCCAGCGAGCGGCTCCATCACCTTCGAGCCCTTGGCCGAGATGGGTACGGTGAAGGAGCCGTTGGCGTTGGTCGTCGCGTTGACGAAGAAGAGGCCGTTGGGGTTGTCGGGTGTCGCCTTCAGGCTGTTCCTGACCTCGGTGAGGAAGCCGTGGCTGGAGAGGTCGCGGGCCATCTGCGACACGCTCCTGGCGTAGCGCAGCCTGACGTCGGTGTGCTCGCCCATCAGCGCACGGATGGAGGGGTGGATGTCCTTCCGCTTGATCAGCATCGACAGGTCCATGGCCCCGAGGGTGCCGCCGGTCAGGAACTGGAGCGGGCTGTCCACCTGCTTGTTCAGGATCTTTTCCATGAGCCCCTGGATCTCGTCGTCGCTGAGATCTGGGCGCTCCTTTCGCAGCCAGCTCCTGGCCCTGTTGACGATGCGCTCTGGGACGTTTTCCAGGATCCAGGAGGGGGTGTCGAACACCTTGTAGGAGCGGCTGAGATAGACGCCCAGGTTGTCTGCGATCACGGCCGCCAGGTCCCCTTCGACCATGCCCGACTGGATCATCTGCTGGGAGTAGCCGTCCACCCTCTCGCGCATCTGCCTGACGATGGGCCGGAGCGGCTCCGGGATCCTGGACAGCGGGATCTGGCCACTCAGCGCAGCGTTGAGCCGACGCTTCTGGGAGGAGTTCATGTTGGGTGTGCCGTAGGCGTCCCGCAGGGCGTCATCGAACCGGCGCAGCGTGAACGTCATGTCCGTGATCTGAGCGCCGAACCACCCCTGGGACTTCAGCAGCAGCCGCCAGGCACGGTGGGGCAGATCGCCAGGAGCGGTGAAGTTTCTCTGGAGGAAGGCAGCCGCCCGCTTCCCGGCTGCAGTGAGGTCAACCCGCACAGCTCCGGCCTTCGCACCGAGCCGTCCCCCGGCCAGCTTGCCGAGGTCGAAGAAGCCTCCGCGCCCGTTCGCCTGGGTGCCCTCGGGAGGCTTCGGTGGTATGGGATCCGTGACTCGCCTGGGGATTACCTCGGGGGCACGGGATGGGCCTTCAGCGGGCGGGGTGTGCTTGACCTCCACCTCGGGGTTGTGGAGGTCCCCCTGGCGGGCCCGAGCTGGTGCTAGACTTTCTTGCCCAGCCGCCGCAGCGCCTCGTCCAGACCGACCTGCACCTGCTGCATTTCGATCTCGTCCCAGTCCACCCTCCCCAGTGCCGGATCGACGTTGCCTGGCGGCCCCTGCCTCTGGCTCGCCGGGGAAAAGGAGTCGGCCGTCTGGGATCTCTCCCCCGCTGTCGATGAGCCGGGGGTCCTGTCCTTTCGGAACGTCATTGGAGTACCTCTGATGAGAGCGGAAGAGGCCTGACTCGACCGCTTCCTGGTACATCGCAGTGGGAGCGTCTCCCACCTCATCTAAAATATACGCCTCTGGGATGTATTTGTCAGTCCTTTTGAACCTCATGTAGGCCCGCCGCGCTGCCTCGAAGGGCGGGATCTCGTTCAGCACGATGTGGACGTCGTAGCCAGCCGCCCTCAATTTCCGGGCTGCGTCTATGACGTGCGACCGATCCTTGCCGATCATCGGCATGACGATGTTGTCACCGCGCTCTACCGCGTCGGCCAGCATCCGGTTGTGGGCGAGGATGGACGACTCCCGATGGACCGTGCCCGCTGCCCGACCGCCGTCGTGCTCCCCGATGCCCTTCTTCCACTCGTCTGCGTCTATCGTCAGTGCGCGGATCTCCCTCGCGAGCGGGCCCGAGAGCGTGGACTTCCCGGAGGCTGAGTTGCCGGTGACCATGTAGATCTGCCGAGCCTGCCTCACCGGACCCGCGAACCAGGCACCGGCCTTCACCCGATCCGCTACCTCGAAGAAGCCCGCGTGTTCTTCGGACGTCAGCCTCGTGTCGAGCGGGTCGTGGGTCTCCGCGACCCGCTGCGGATCCCAGTCTGGCCCTCCAGGCTGCCTGGTGTCGCCCGTGGAGTGCAGGCTCGTGGTGTCGGTCGGATCGCCAGGCTGCGGACGTAGACGTGCTTCGATGATGTCTGGGTCGTTGTCGATGATCCGCTGAAGAGTCGGGAGATCCTCGGCCGCCCCGGCCGCGTCGTGCCTCGCCTGGTTCTCGGGGGACAGCACCCTGGGCCGTCTCGTGAGCCCTGTCTCTGGATCGACGTCGAGCCTGGGGCCGATGAAGCCTGGACCTGGCTGGTCTGCCGCCTCGGCCGCCGCCTCGGCCACCGCCCGCTCCTCCTGGTCCAGGCGAGCCCCCTCCCTGGTCAGGGCCTCCGCGAGCGTCTGATCGTGCAGGGGTGGGCCCCCCTCCCCTACCGTGGACCTCCGCACCCGGAACGCCTCGGGGCCCGTCCTGGTGCCTCCCTTGGCCGTTGTGGGATCCCTGAAGGCCGGGTCCAGGTCTCCAGCTTTCCTGATCCTGCCAGCGAGGGGTGTCGCGCCGATCAGTGCGCTGGCCACGATCCCGAAGACGAGGTTGTTGGCTCGCTCCTGGGAGTCCTCGGCCTGGAACGCGAGATCGAACGGGATCCCCTCGACAGCGGCCTGCAATATCCTGGTCCCACGAGACACTGGGACGTTCGGGTTGAACGACTGCAGGAACGTCCGCACCCTCGAACCCCTGGCCGCCAGGCCCGCCGTCCCGGAGACACCGATGCCGGTCAGCCTGATCACGGCTCCGGCCCCCGCGAGGAAGCCCACGCCGCCGCCGACCTTCTCAATCAGGGTCCGATCCAGGGCCCCGAACAGGTCGTTGACGGTCAGGGCCGTGGGCTCCAGGCCGAACACGCCCCTGACCGCGTTGGTGGCCTGGTCGATCATATCGGAGACGTGGCTCTCGAAGCGCCCGGCGGTCACCCCGTCGAGGAACCCACGGCTGGCAGAGATCCCGACCCTCAACGCCACCGGGATCTTCTCGAAGTCCTCCTGCAGCACCTGCCGTTGTTTCTCTATGTTGGCCGCCATTCGCTCCATGCGGGTGACGGGTGTCCTGGCTGCGTCCTCGGTGACGGGTGGCTCTGCGACGGGGACAGGCCTCGGGGGCTGTCCGACGTTGACGTCAGGCTGGGCGAAGACGACCGTCTCAGCTATCTCCTCCGGGGGGCGCTCACTGATCCCCATCTCTCGCAACGCCAATTCACTGCCAAAGTTCAGAGCCTCCCCGAGTGACATCCCCTCCTGGACGTGGGGGATCCTGGTGGGCTGCAGGCCCAGCTCCCTGTCGAACGCTTGGAGATCCGGGGTTACACCAGGCTGCCCCGGTATCGGATCCAGTGCCCCCCTCCGGTCGCGGTCGAAGAAACCCCGCAGCTCCCCGAAGAGGTTGCGCTCCGCGCTGGGACGACCCACGCCCGTTGGATCCACCGGCTGGACCTCGCCCATCGGACGCACCACGCGACCATCCACCACCTCCGGGCCGAGGTCCAGCCGCACGGCGTCCTCGCCACCCTCGACGCCCTGGAGCAGCGGTGGCACCTCCGGCTCTGGCTCCTCCACGGCCGGTGTCTCCCGTCGAGGCATCCCGATCCGACCCTCGTCCTGCCGGAACAGAGGCTGCTGGGCGAGACCCTCTGGGCCTGCCGCTCTCTCTCGGATCGCGGCACCAGCTCGCTGGAAGATGTTCGGGGGGTCTGCCTCCACCACCGGCTCCGGCCTGGCCCCTCGACGTTCAGCGAGGACCCGCGAACGGTCGAACGCCCTCTGCTGTCTTTCGGCCGCCGCGACTTCGGGGTCCAGGGTGACGAGGGTCTGCGCTTCCAGCCGGTCCTCTTCCCGCTGCCTACGCGATGCCCTCAGGGATTCGAGTGGATCGTCCGCTTGGGCTGCAGCGTCACGCGCTTCCCGCGCCAGGCGCAGCTCTTCGAGTGGATCGTCCTGGAGCTGGCGGTTGGTCTGGCCGGTGGCCATGCCTACCTCCCCGGCTCGTCACCCACCTGGGATCCGGGCTGTCCCGAGATCACTGGGGCCTCTCCAGCGGCACGGTGGATGGCAGCTCTGTCTCCTGCGCTCAGACCTGGGAAGACCCTGTCGAGTTCCGCGTTCCTGTCCGAGAAGTTCAGGTCTTCGATCAGGGCCGCCGCCGCCGGGATCTGTGCCGAGCTGATCTGAGAACGTGGCTCGTTCCCACCCAGGCCAGACGCCTCGGCAGGCCCAGCTCCTGGCCGTGCCGTCCGCGACACCGGCTGCAGGAACGTGCCAGCCATCTCCCGAGCCTCACGCCGTGCGTCCTGGAAGCGGGCCAGCCCGACCGAGAACGCCTCTGCTGGGCCCATGTAGCCGCCGTCGATCAGCGCCCTCTTCTTCGCCGTCAGCTTCTCCTCGCTGGACAGCTCGTCCGCTTCGATGTCGTCAATGCGATCCTGCATCCGGTCGAGGTCTTCCATGATGACGTCTTGCCGGGCCTGGGGGATCGGCCGCAGGAAGTCCTCGAACTGATCCGGGTTGTCCTCGAAGATGGCCGCCTGGGCTTCCGAGATCGGCTTGTCCACGTCCTCGGCCTGCTGCATGATCGCCGCGATGTTGGCCGTTCTCGTGCGCTCGCCTCCCGTGGTGGTGGGCGTCTCCCGCGTGGCCGCTGCTGCCGTGTCCCGACCCGACTGGGCAGAGATCGACTGGAGCCGCTGCCTGGCGTCCTCGGGGTTGCGGACCAGCACACGGATCTCCTCCTCGGCCACACCCGCCGCTCTGAGGGCCGCCGCTATCTCCGTGCGTTCCTGGGCCACCGCTTCTGACGCCTCCCGCCGTTCGGGCTCGCCCAGCTCGCGCTGGAGTTCTGCCTCCCGCCTGGCGTCATCCTCCGCAGCCCGCGCACCAGCCTCCTCGCTGAAGAAGATCTCCTGTCCCCCAGGCCCAGCTCCGATGGACCGGCCCCGTTCCACCTCGGTGAGTTCCGGCCCCACGGCACTGGCTATCGGCACCCGACCATCGGCACCCTCGGCCGTGACCGTCGCCGTGGTGCCGGGGACCTGTCCGACCTCGAAGGCCTGCTCGAAGGAGAGGGCTGGGTCAGCCGCAACCGCCAGGTTGGACTGCAGGATGGTCGCCTGTTTCTGCGCCTCACGATCCTCCTGGCGGGCGACGTGCTCCTGTTGGGCCCGTGAGGCGGCCTGGTCTGCACGACGGAGCTGACGCGCCCGCTCGAAGCTGCGGACGAACGTCGAGAGGACGTCGTTGTCTCTGTCCGGTAGGACGCTTGGCCGGAAGGTCACAGTTGGACACCTGGGGGTGGTGTTTGGGGGCCGGGGAACTGGCCGCCGAACCGCTGCCCCTCGAAGATGTCTCTTCCGAAGTCGATAGCCTCCCCAGCTCCCTTCGCCACCGCACCCCCTACAGCCTTCGCTCCTCTCCCGAACAGCCCGGCGACGTCCCCGCCGAGACCGATCAGACCGCCCGCAGCACCCGCGAGCTTGCTGAAGAAGCCGCCGCCGCTGGCGTTCTCCTCGGCCGTGGCCCGGTCGAAGGCACCGCCCAGGAGGTCGATCTGCTGCCCAAGGAGATCGCCGCCTGTGCGCTGCAGGCCTTGGATGTTGGCCAGGTTCTGGCGGGAGGCCTCCAGCGACTGCTGGGCGATGGCGGTCGAGACGCGCCGGTTGAAGTCCTGGAAGAGACGGCCAGCGTCCTCCTGGAAGAAGCCGGTGCGGAGACGGCCCGAGCCCACCGAGCCGCCGACGAGGTCCTCGAACTGGTTGCCCAGGTTCTCACTGGCGTCGGCCAGGAAGCCCTGCCCGAACTCGCTGACGGCCTGGCTGGGATCGAAGGCGAGGGAACGCTCTAGGCCTTCCCGCCGAGTCCTCTCACCCGAGACGTCCGTCTCCCGCGAGAGGCGGTTGAACCGCTGCTGCTGCAGCGCCTGCTGCTCGTCGCTGCTGAAGAATTTCTCGGCCATCTTAGGGTGCCTCCGCTACGAGCGATTCGCGCACGATCTCAAATTGTAGTTCCACCTGCTCGAAAATCAAATCACCGGCCGCGAGCGGAGCCAGGGCTTCGGCCTGGAGCTGGAACCAAGCTCCTCGCAGCGCGTTCCTGAATCGGGCTGGGCCGGTCAGCGGGAACGGCTTGGACAGGCCCATCTCGAACCGCTCCGTGAGCCGCGCCCCCAAAGCAGGTAGGCTGAAGACCAGCCGCTCATCGGGCTGGCCGCCCGTGCCGTCCAGTGGCACGAAGTCCACGATGGGGGTGAGCCTGATGTCCACCTCCATGCTGTGCGTGATGCTGACGTAGACGTTCCTGAACTCACACTCTCCGCTGGCTCCGGCGGGGGCGACTGCGTTCGACACGGCCAGCGGGATGTAGTCCGCACCGTTGTCCTGGAAGCCGACGTTCGCTTCGATGACGCTGGCCTCGGTGTCGCGGCCACCGAAGAAGAGGGTCGGGATCGGGGTGCCAGTCATTACGTAGCCACAGTTGAACGCCAACGAACCGAGCCAGCGTTGAGCGCCCACTCGCTGTCGTAGCGGTTCGAGAAAGGAATAAACGTCCCGAAGCAACGGACCCGGTGCCTGATCGCGACCCGAACTACGTCGTTGTTAGCGATGACGATGTTTTCGATGAGGCGAGAGCTGACGCTCGTCACGTTGGGTAATGCACTGAACTCGAAGGTCCAGGGACCACCCTGGGTGACGTTCCTCAAGTAGCAGGTGGTGCTGTGGCCCCCTGGGGGAAGGCCCGCAGCGGTGGGCCTTGGGCAGGTTCGGAGGCCACCACTCGCAAGGGTGCCGTCCGGTGTGTCCGTATTCTGCCAGGTCAGGGTGAGGAAGTTGAAGAAGAGGGTTCTGTTGATGATGAACTGGCTGATGGCGTCCTGATTTTGCGCGTCAGGCCCAGCGTAGGCGGGTAGCAGGTTGCTGGCGGGGATCTGGACGTTCGCGCCCTTCCTGAACCGCATCTGGTAGGAGTTGAGCTTCTCATTCTGGGGCGCGGGCAGGGCCTCGCCGTCCTCGTAGTCGTCCTGGAACCGGAGCGGGTATCCTGGCGATAGAGAGTTGTAGATCCCACGGAGGAGCGGACCCTGAATGAGGTCACCCCTGAGAGGCGGCGTTGGATCCGACACGAGTGCGGCACCATCCGGGGACGTAGCAGGCCCTGCCTCCTGAGTCGTCAAGAAGACTTCGATGTCGAGCAGCTCGTGGCCGGGAGGTATCACTGTATCGACGTTGATCCGGGAGTCGTCGTCGTTGAGCTGCTCCCACAGCCCGTCATTGTCACCTACGCGGGTGCTGAGAACGATGGGGTCCGCGTCCGTGGTGGTGGAGCCTTGGCTGGCTGCGGGCCAGTCGTCTGGGTCAACGGACTCATAGCCAGGCGAGAACTGCCCGCCGAGGATGTAGCGCAGGCTGAACTTGTAGTCCGTGAGGGGTTGGATCGCCTTGCCCGAGGACTGGCTCTCTAGTTCGATCCTGAGTTTCTGTCGTTCGGGCGGGGCCAAGCCGTTGGCCGGGACGCGCCCGGTGAACGTGTAGTTCGCCCCACCGTCATCTGAGACGTGGACCTCAATCTGTTCAGCGCCGATCTGATCGACGTTGAAGATGAACATTTCTACGAAGGTGGCTGTCTGGCCGATCCCGTCAATCGAAAGGGGCACGTTCCAGGAGGCGTTGGCCATCGTCTCCTGGAGCGGCTTGCCATTCCCGGCGAACCCTTCACCGAGCCTGCCGGAAGCCTCCACGGTCAGCAGCGGACTGTCCGGTGGGATGCCGGGCCCCGCCGTCATGTCAGAGTTGATCGTCATAGCTGCCGCGTAGTCCACCCCAGGTGTGCCCGTGAGGGTGATGGCAGCGATCAGATTGTCAGCCGAATCCTGTGCCGTCGCTCCGATCTGCACGTTCCCATCCACGTTCGTCAACACGTTCTGCCAGGTGTACGTCTTGTTGTTGACCAGGACTGTCTCGCCCTGGTTCGCCTGGCCGGTGAACGTGAGGAGTCCACGGGTCTCCTGATCGAACACCAGGGTCTCGGGGGCTCCCACGGGTGGCCCGCCGCCGCCTGCCTGGGACTGGGTGGAGAAGAAGAGGCCAGAGCACTGCGCCCTCTCGCCCAGCTCGTAGTAGCTCCACCTGGGCTGGCTGGGGTCTCGGATGGAGAGAGCGTACACCCGCTGCCCCCACACAAACTGGACGACTCGGGTCCGTGGGTCATACGCTGCGAACGCATCCTGGGGGTCAGACTCAGCGACCAGCGTGGCCGGGTCAGGGCCGTCGAGGTCGAGCGGGACCGCGATGTCGTTCGACGGCCCGCCGGTCGTGACCCTGGGGCCCTGTGTGGACCAGAAGAACACGTTGCCCGCGATGCTCACTGCCAGCCTGCTGCCGACACAACCGAAGAGTGAGTCGGCCAGGCGCACCCCGAACGTGTCGGGAGAGTAGCCGAAGATCTCGTAGGTCTCCGTCTCCTTGAACACCATCAGGCTGGGGCCCGCGCTCCGGCACACCATCACCGTCTCGCCTTGCTGGCCGACCTCGAAGAAAGCGAAGTCCTCGAAGACCCTGCTGTCGCCGGAGTTGCTGACCCTGACCACGTCTCCACGCACCGGGTCGATGAAGCTGCCGTAGCCCCAGCCGAAGATGTACGACAGGTGGCGCACGACGCCCCTGAAGAAGATGTCCTGCTGGCCGCTCACCCCGTCCAGGTTGCCCTGGAGGTTCGTGAGCTGCGGGAAGTCCTCCGGGTCGTAGACCTGGGTGACGAGCCGCGAGGTCGGGTTCGGCTCATCGTGGGCGATGAAGAACTTCTTGTCCGAGTCAGCGCCGATGATGATCGGCGGCTCGAACGTGACGCCGGAGTCGAGCGTCCCGAGGAGACCAATCGCCTCCGGGTTGGTCCCGTCGATCAGCAGCCGGTTGAGCCACACCTCTCGGTTGTTGCCGCCCGTCGTGTTGTAGCCCACACCTATGGAGGCACTCAAGGAGCGGAGCGGTTCGAGCATCACGGTCACGTCCAGATCGACGGGCTGGTCATCGTGGAGAACGCTTCGCGTCAGCAACCCATCACGGACCTGGGCCTTGCCCTCGAACAGGAACATATTCCTGATGTCATCGAAGCTCGTCGCCCTGACGACCATCACCCCCGTAGATCTGTCCAGGCCCTCCCCGTAGGGCAGCGTGATGATCCTGCGGTTCTTGTCAGCCATCAGCCCTGCACCCACTGGGTTGCGAAGTTGAACTGGAACGCCCCTGCCAGGAAGCTCTCGTATGCCGTGATCTCTTCCGGGGTCATCAGCGTCCCAAAGGCAGCGAAGTACACGATCAGCCTGTCCAGGCCTCCGACCACACCGGGGTCGCCCTCAGACGCCTCTTGCTGCGGGAAGGCTTGACCAAGTGTAGGTGCGCTCATCTCCGTGAATAAGCCCGTGAAAGCAGCTTCATTTCTGGCGACCTCTACGCCGTTGATACGGATGGTTTTCCCCGTCTGCGGCCCCGCGAGCGAGGAGTGCGTACAGGTGACGATGATGTCGTCTCCTGCCTTCACTACGCCAGGGGCAGACTGTACGGAGAAGATACTTCCAGGCTGTATAGCACCAGAGGTTTCCTCGTCCGTTTGGTGCATCACGACCGAGCCGTCTGGCTCGACCCAGAAGGCAGTCTTCTTTGGGTTGCCCGATACCGGGATAATGCCCGAGTTGCCACCGAAGAGGGTGGCCCTCACCGAGATGTCCGTACAGCGCATGACGCCGATGTAGCTGTACTCGTTCCCACTCCAGTTTTGAGGGAGAGGAAAGGCTCCACCACCAGCCCAGCCGAGATAGTTTCCTTGACCATTCCCCGCCGGAGCACCGATTGGGGACGCTACAAACCTCACGGCGTCGATACCAGGAGTCCAACCATCCTCCACGAACAGGACGTTCCCATCGTTGCCGACGCTCCCCGCGTCTGTACGACCTTGTGGATCTGTGATCTCCAGGTCTTTCCAGCCCACGCCTCCCTGGGAGATACGGAGGTTGTCTCCATCGCTGTACGGTGGAGGATCACGAAGATCCCTCACGTCGTACTCCACGATGGGACGACCGATAGTGAGGGGCTTCGGCCCGCCCGGTATGATCTGCTGCTCCGTGGGCTCCCAGCCGGTGGCTATCGCGAGTGCGTTCCCGGAAGGAAACCACGTCGAGAGGAAGTTGAACCCCCAGACCTCGGATAGAAACGCCTCCATCTGGAGGATCTCTTCGTCGGACGCGGACGACCCAAATTGGAGCAGGTGAGCATACAGGCCATCGTGCCCGTCAATCGGACCAGGAAAGCCGCCCGTAGACGGCAGGTTGGCGCGGTGCATCCGTTCACTGAACCAGAAGTCCACCCACCCAGAGGACAGGGAGGTGGCCACCTCCTCGCCATTCACCCGGAGGATCGTCGGCCCGGCGCTCACCCCTGCGCTCTGCGGGAACTCCTCCCTCCGGGCCGAGATGATGACCCGGTCCCCTTCGCTCACCACGCCCGGCGCTGATCTCGTGTAAGACCCGGTCGTGGCACCGTTGCGTCCGAGGATGAGCCCAACATGGCCATCTTGAGCGATGAACAGATAGATGCCGACCGGGGGATTGATCCCGTCCGTGGAGCCCCAGAAGGCCATACCCGACTGAAGTAGGTCGGTCGCCTCGGCCACAGCGAACAGCGTGAAGGGGCTGCCCGAGCCACCGAAGTTCGGGCCGGGGAGTGTGAACGAGTCGATGGGGCCGGGGACGGCATCCATCCTGACCGCTGGGAGGGTGTCGCTCCAGGGAGTCCCAACGCCGCCCGCCGCCTGGTAGGCCGCGAAGCCACTACCAACGCCCAGGTCGTTTGCCGCCGGGGATACGTCGGGCCAGGGGTTGACCTGCGCCTGGTCCGCTAGAGCGAGACTCCTGGCGTCCCACTCACCGCGAGGGGTGGCGATGATCGGCTTCGTCGCCATGTCCTACAGCCTCTGAGCGCCCTTGACGTCTCCGAATCGGGACACCTGGGCACCAGCGAAGTCGGCTACCTCTTGGAGGAAGGCGTCCAGCATCTGCCCCTCATCCACGCCCAGGGCCTCCAGCGCGGCCACCTTCTTGGCTGCGTCCATCTCCAGGGTCTGCTGGACCAGCCACTGGGTCAGGTCCATCACCAGCAGCTCCTGGTAGACCGCAGGTAGTTCGGCCGTCTCGGTGCCGTCCAGGGGGGTCGTCTTGTTCTCCGGCCTGTAGCCGTAGAAGGCGCAGATTGAGACCACACCCGCCAGGTCGGTTCCAACCTGCCGTAAGACGAAGTTCCTCAACGTCATACGTGGAGCCAGGTCGGCCTCGGTGTCGCTGATGGAGACGATGTTGATCTCGTCGCCAGTGACCAGCGTGGGGTGTGTCCCAGCGTCCTCAACCTCCACCCTGGTGACGTTGGCAGCGGGGTCCACGTTCACCGACGCCTGCTGGTCCTTGATGTCTGCAGCCCCCTCCGCGTCGAGGGTTCCCGTCGCGGAGACCCCGAAGTAGTCGGGGTTCACCCGAGTCGCCGCGCTGAAGATCTCCTGCTGCCTGATCTCTATCCGCCGGTAGAGGACGCGCTCCGTCGTCGGGTACGTGACGCTGAAGTCGAGGCCACGGGCCTTCGCGTTCTCCACGATCTCCTGGAACGTCATCAGGCTCCCCCGGTGAGCAGCGGCAGGAGGGTCTCAACGTCCACGACCTTCTTGTGGCCGAAGCGCCTCTGCAGGTTGGCCGTCGAGTGCTCCAGGTAGCTCGCGAAGACCCTGGCCCACTGGTTCCGCTCTTCCTTGAAAGCGGCCATCTCTTCGACACGGCCGTCCTTCATGGACAGGTAGATCGCCAGCTCGAAGATCAGGAGGTCCGTGTAGGCGTCGTCCCAGTCGGGATCCAGGACCCCGGTCAGGTCGTCGGGGTCGGGATCGTCGGGCCGCTTCGAGAACCAGAACGTCAGGTCGTCCGTGTCCCCCGGAGGGTTGCTCTGGGCGGGGTCGGCCGTGAAGAACCCACCGAACTCGTAGAGCGAGATCTTCGGCTCCGCAGCCAGGCGGTCATCGAAGGGCACCACGACCACCTCCACGAAGGCCGCGTCCTCAATCCTGAAGATCGCGTTGGCCGCCTCCGGCCGCTCCCACTGTCCCGCCACGCCGGTCACGTCCAGGCTCTGCGAGTAGTGGATCGGGTTGATCCTGGACGCGAAGGCGTAGATCCCCGCGAGCTTGCGCTTCACGACCGCCAGAAGCTCGACCTCTTCGTTGGCGATGGTATCGGGCTGGTTCTTCGTGCTCGTGCCGTAGGCACCGTCTAGGACGTCCTGAACGGTCGTTGTGGCGGCCATTAGAAGTGTCCCGGCCAGACGTCGAGCGTACCCGAGGCCTGGGCCGCCTTCTGCTGTGCGACAGTGGCCAGGAAGTCCCTCTGCATCTTGTCCGCGTCGAGCAGCACGTTGCCTCCGATCTCCTGACGGATCGCCATCTTGTTCACGAGGGCCCCGATGTAGGTGTCCTCGCCCCAGTCAGGTAGGACGAGGGTGTCCGTCAGCCTCTCCAGGCGTCTCGGCACGAGCACCAGCTCCAGGATGAGCTGGTCGTAGTTGGTGTAGTTCGAGGCCCGCCTCCCCAGGAAGAGATTGTTGCCCTTCAGGTAGGCGAACTTGTGGGCCATGTCCAGCTCTGCCCGGAGCGTGGCGTCCACCAGGTCGATGGGCTCCTTCAGATCGACGTTCACGTTGTTCCGCAGCAGGACTCCTGGCAGGACGTAGGTGTTGGCCGGGAGCTTCACCCCGGCGTTGAAGTCGGCCAGCGGCAGAGCGATGATGATCTGCGAAGCGCAGAGGGGGGCGTTCACCCGTGCGATCTCCGAGGTGATCTTGCGCTGATAGCTCGACAGGAGCCGGAGCAGGACGCCGTTGGGGTGCTGCCTCTTGTTGAACGCGGGGTGGGCGTCCCGAGCCTCGTTGATCACAGCTCCTGCCGTGAGACCACCCAGGCTGCAGACGTTCGTGATCACGGCCGGGACGCAGGAGAGGACTTCGATCCACGAGATCTCGGGGAAGATCGAATCCTGGCCGGTCAGGTCTGGCGTCATCTCAATGTAGATGCCGAAGGCGTCAGCGTCCCCACTGAAGTCGTCGTAGTCGAACACCACCTCGAACTGCTGGAACTCCTGCAGGGTGTCGGAGCCGAAGTCGAAGATCTCAGTGCCTGACAGCGACCTCTCGAAGAGCAGTGGCGGGTTGTCGAGAGCTAGGTCGGCGGCGTTGCCCAGGCCGATACGAACCGTGACCGGAAGGTTGTCGAGGTCCTCTCCGGGGCTCCACCGCATCACCACCCGCACTTCGATCCGACCGGACGAGCCGTAGGGTATCTCCAGGTCGCCCAGGCCGAACGAGACCTGGGGGTCCTGGGCAGCAGGCTCCCGCCCGATGATGAACGTGGTGTCGTCGCGCTCCACCGAGTTCACCTGCTCGAACAGAGGCGCAGTCGTCCACGGGGTGGGGAAGCTGGCGATGTCCGATATGGGCCTGACGAACCCCATCGTCTACTCCCCGGTTACAGTGCGGCTTCGATCTCAGCCTTACGGTCGTCTCGGTCCTCGTGGTCCATCTCGAACTTCAGGAAGAGCCGGAGAGCACCCTTCCTCGGGCCTGACGGCCGCAGCAGCTCCTGGGTGTAGAGGCCTTCGTAGAACGCCGCGTTGCCCTCCAGCGCGGCCTCCAGCTCGTCCAGGCTCGCTGTCACGGGAGCCTCCACGAGTTCGGCCTTCTCGGCCTTCTCCTGGGACGCCGCCTTCTTCGCCTGCTTCACGGCCGGATCCGAGCGGCTGTCCTTCGCGCCGTCGTCCTTCCGCGCCTGCAGCCTGCGCTTGGCCAGCACGTCTCCGATCACGCGAGACCCGAAGTGGCTGGACCGCGTGGCGACCGCCTCGGCCTGTTCAGAGGCCTTCTTGTGGCCGATGACTCTTCTTCCGAAATGGTTCGTCATGTCAGGCTTGCTCCCACTGTAACAGGTCGCGGATTCTGGCGGATCAGGCGCTGGAAGAGGTATCGCTCGTCAGCTCCGATCCGCTGAACAGTAGCTGCCCGAGCCCGGAGGCGCACATCGTCATCCACCACGCCCGACTCAGCGATCTGCATCCTGATCTTCTCGTTCTCCGCTCCCCAGTTACGGTAGACCCAGTCAGCGAAGGTGAAGTCCTTCAGGATGGCGTCGAAGTCCGCGCCCTCGTCTCCGAAGCGGTACTTGCCGCAGAGAGCGAACCCCTGCTCCTGGAGACGCCAGCGACGGACGATGCTCTTGGCGTACTTCCGCTCTTCGATCACGCCCGTCTTCGAGTCCCTCATCCTCTCCAGGGTGTCCCTGGCGATGTCTCGGGCCGGAGCTTCTGGCTTGACGATGCCCACCCACCACCAGCCGTGATCCACGTACAGGAGTTCGGCCATGGGGTGGACCTCCCGGAGGAGAAGGAGCACCTCGTCTGGTGTCTCCTTCTCCACCGGGATGTCGATGAAGCGTTCAATCATTCTACGGCACGAACGATGGCCGGTTCTGGCTCACCGAGGTGTCACCCAGGCCCTCACCGCCTGCAGGCCACGGACGGTACTCCACTTCCGCAACGACTCCCGTGAGGACCGGGGCACCAGCAGCCCGAATGGTCACGACCAGCCCAGCCTCGCTGAAGTCGGAGAATACCGACTGAGTGCTCTGTCCGTTGTTCCCCCCGCCCTGCAAAATGTTGGACCCCGAAGCATCCTTGAGCGCCTGGCCGCGAACGGCGTTGAGGTAATTTGGGCTGCTGCTGTTTGCCAGCGAGACGACGTGCCCGTCTTGAGGAGCCGTGTTGAACGCTGCCACGAGGGCCGCGTCCGTGTTCGTGGTGCCTGCGATGAAGTCTCCTCCGACCGCGTTGATCGTCAGGATCGCCAGCCGTCCGATCTGGTCGAACGAGCCTGAACCCGAGAACTCCCTCGGCTTCGGACAATTCGCCAGCGCGATGGCCTCGGTGTCGAAGGCCATGATCGGGGCCTGCCGAAGCACTCCGATGTTGTTGGAGTCGTCTATGACCAGGAGCCACACACCCCAGAATCCATCCAGTACCGTGGCTATGCCATCGGTGCCGAACGGCTCTGCCGCTTGAGCGGCGATGTTGAGGAGACCGGGGCTGTTGTCCTGTCCCCTGCGCCAGAACTCTTCGATTGCGAAGGTCACCGCCGCCGCCGGGGCAAGCTGTGGGCTCCCGGCCACCGCCGACCGCTCAACCGCTTGAGCCTTCACGATTATCGGCCCTCCACTGAGGGCCTGGGCGAAGACACTCAGATCACTCAGCCGCCAGCCGTAGCGGGGGTAACTGACGTACTGGGGCTCGTCCTGATCCGCGCCGAAAGCGGGTGTGATGAGCGGGATGCTGATGATCTTGCGAAGAGCCTGGGCATCGCGATGGATGTTGCGATCCTGAAGCATGATGATCCTCCGTCTTTTCAATGACAATGATGCGGCACTGGGGGGCCGAAGCCCCCCAGTGTTACCCGCCTGCTGTCTTAGAACGAAGCGTCGAGGTTGTCGATGCGGACGTTCTTCCGGGGAGCGATGCAGAAGAGCTGCTCGTACATATTCCCCGTGGCGTAGAAGGCATCCTTCCGCCCTACGCTGTCCGTGACGCGGTTCCAGATGGAACCCGTCCGGTCGTCCCAGTCCCACGTCCCGAGCGTCAGACGACGCCAGGTGTCGGCCTGGAGCCCGAAGGCCACCTCGGGCGGCAGTTTCCTGGCCACCTTCAACATCACTTCCCGGTCTCCCAGGATGATGCTCAGACCGTTCTTCCCACCTGCGAACGAACGCGGATCGTTGAAGACCCGGTCGCCCTTCAGGGACTGCCAGTACCCGCGAGCTGCGGAGCGGGACGAGATCACGGTGTCGATCCTACCGGCACCCTTCACGCTGACCTCGTCGTCCGCGAACGACAACAGCTCCTCGGTGAGCTGGCCACCCCAAGCTGCGTCGGATCCGTCGATGATGATCGCCTTCCACAGCCGGGACAGAGCGCCCGAACGCGAGATGTTGTTGTACGTCGCGATGATCCCACCGTCGTCCGCTCCGGCCATCAGGCCAGCGATCTCTCGGTCATCCCCACCAGCGGTCAAGGTCGATGCTCCGGCCTCGTCGCCAGGGAACAGATAGATGTCCGCTCCGGCCGCTACGACGGCGTCGATGAGGGCTTCCAATCCGGTGAACTGGATCGTGTTCGTGTCCTCGTCAATGTCCGTCACCTGCAGCGCCTGGTCGCCACCACCCGTGATGAGCGTCTGCCCATCGGCGGCCGTGTCGAACACGATCCGCTCGCCTTCGAGGAACTGAAGGAAGGCATCCGTGAAGCCGTCCACTCCGAGGGAGCGGTTGACCTGGATGTCCATGGTGGTCACTGAGAGCTTGACCGGGGTCAGCTCCGCTCGTGCCTTGATACCGGCTCCGAAGCCGATATACATCCGGTCGATCTCGTTCACCAAACGAGTCACCAGATCCGGGAGCGCCCGCTCCATGTAGTTGATGAAAGCGCCTTCATCCCCAACCACGCGCCTCATCGTGTCGCCGGTCATCTCCACGGTCCCCTGGATCTTCCGAAGGAAGAGCCTGGAGTTCTTGAAGACGGGATCGTCAGCTTCCGGGATGTACTCGTTCTCTGCCCGCGCACCCACACCTGCTGGGAGCTGGAAGTAGTGAGCCATCTCAATGAACCGACCGCCGGTCGTATCGTCCACGCTGACGTTCATGTCAGTCTGGAAGATGGACAGCAGCTCGCTGTCCTCCACGATGTTCGTGATCAGGGGATCCGAGAAGATGATCTTCATCGCCTCGGTAATGGCATCAGTCGTAGTGGTCTGACTGGACATGGTCCCCAACCTTTATTTCAGAGGGTCACTTGTCAGGGAGGAACGCCGCCAGGCCCTTCTTCCTGGCCAGGTCGATGCTCTCCTTGATCGTCATGCCCGCTGGCAGCTTCGTTGGTTGGGTGGGTGCAGCCTTTTTGCCTGCTCCAGGCGCTGCCGCCACGCTCTTCCGTTTAGCACTGGCCCTAGCGAGTTCTTTCCCGCTCTTCGGCTTTTTCTCAGGACGCTTTTTCGTCGTGATTTTGCCACGGCTCCGGGAGCCGTCTTGGATCGCTTTCCTCGCGTCGAGGGGGTCGATCCCGTTCGTTTCGAGTCGTGCAGCCAGGATCGGCACGAGGTCTTTGACGTCGAGCTTCTCCAGCTTGTTCCTAGTGATATGGTCGGTCGTGTCACGAGTCAAGTCCGCGACGAGCTGCTCGCGCCTGGTCCCTTCGATACTCTCGGGGATCATCAGGTCGATGGCGTTCCCGAGTTTCGCCCCGCTCTCAGCGTTCGATTTACGTCGAGCTGACCGCGCCGTGAGCCGGTCTTTCGCCTCCAGGCGGCTCGCCTTGATCTCGGCCCGGAGGGTCCGCAGCTCGCCCGTGTCGCTGAAGAGCTTGTCCACCTGGGCGTTGACCTTCTCCCAGACTTCGGGGATGGTCAGCAGCGCCAGGGCCACCTGGGACAGCTCGTCATTGTCCGACGTGTACTCCACCACAAACCCGGCAGGATCGACCGCGAAGGACTCGCTCAGTTCCTCCATCGCGGTCACCGAAGCGCCCACCGCCAGCTCGCGTTCACGCACCTCCTCGCCGCGCACGAAGCCGCTCTTCAGGTGGGCGATCCGTTCCGCGACCTCCTTGTCCTCGACCACCAGTTCGATGTCTTCGGAGTTCGGGTGACGGCCGGGCACTGAGACCGTGATCGGCTCACCCTCCTCGGCCTCCTCTTCCTCGGCCTCCTCTTCCCCCTCTACCTCATCGTCGGCATCGGATCCTGCATCCTCCGCGTCTTCTTCAGCCTCGCGTTCCTCCCCGCCTTCGTCCTCGGCTTGTTCCCCCTCCTGTTCCTCCTCCTCTTCACCCTCTGCCTCTTGCTCACCCTCAGACCCGGCATCGTCTTCCTCCTCTGCGTCGTCGGCCATGGCCATCATGGTCCCCTTGTCAGCCAGGACCTCACGGGCCTTGGCCAGGGCCTCTTCGATGGTCGGTGGACCCGCCTGCTCCTCTGACTGAGACTCTTCGGTTCCCTCGGCCTCGCCGGTTCCCTCTTCTTCTCCTGCCACAACGACCTCCTGGTTGGCGCGGGTGGCCTATTGGCCCGCCGCTGCTGGTGCTTCAGCAACGCCCTCGGGGTTCCTCGTAGCGGAACCGGAAGGCACTGCCGCCTCTGATGTGGGTGCCCCTTCAGGCGACCCTGCTGCGCCCCCACCATCGGGGCTGCTGTTGCCGCTGAACTGATTGTCGCCGCCCTCGGGATCGGCCTCGGCCGCCTGGAGCGTCTTCAGCATGATGTTCGTGATGTGCATCTGTCGGTGCGCCTCGAACCCTTTTTGGATCATCGGATCCAGCTCCAGGAACTCCGGCGACGACATCAGCTCTTCGTGGGAGAGCAGGTGGACCAGATCGTTGTACCACTCGAAGACCGGGATCTCCTGGAAGGGCACACCTTGCAGCAGCTTCCCGTTCTCCTGGTCGGCCGTGATCCGGTGGATGCCACCGAACTTCCCAGCTCGCCCGAGGTGAGGGAACTGACTCAGCTCGAAGAACGTGGCCACCGCCGCAGGTGTTCCCGGAGGACCGAAGAGGCCCCCGGCGTAGAGCGCGGTGATGTTCTTCTGCTTCTCGCCACGGCCCTCGGGGAGCATCGACTCTATGTCGGCCACGACGTTCACAGAGCCCTCCTCGAACATCTCCGGCTGGACGAGGATGGTCCTCGCCACGTTGTCGTTGCCAGCGTAGGAGAGGATCTCCTCCTCGTCGTAGATCACCGGGAAGAGCTGCTCCCAGTCCTCGGCCATACGAGCGAACTCCTCTGCAGCTCGACGCATCGTCGGGCCCAGGAAGCGGTCGGAGTTGAAGCGCAGCTCCTTGACCAGCTCGCCGCTGGCATCCTCTGTCGGGGCGTTTCCCTCGGTCCCGGCCAGGTTGCCCATCTCGTCAATCTGCTGGGCCATGAACTCCAGGACCTTGTAGGCGTCGTTCGAGAGCGAAGGCGGTGCGACCCACTCGAACGGGGGCACCCGCTCCCGCCGGTTGACGCTGATCGCCAGGCCTGGGCGGTTCGTGATCTGGGTCTCTTCGATGCCGCTCTGAGAGTCGATGATCTTGAGCGGGTTGGCGCACAGGTTGGCGTGTTCGATGATCAGCGCAGCGACCTTGTTGAAGACGCGCTGCGGGAAGTTCATGGCCTCCTGGGGAGTCGAGCCGCCAGCCGGTCGGCCGGGCAGGCTCACGAACTCGAAGCGCCGGATCGGGCTCGTGTGGCCGTACCTCACGGGCCTGGTGCTGTCGTGGAGCACCTCCTTCCGGGTGCAGATCAGAAGCCTGCCGCCGGGCTCGTCCTTGGTCTCCTGCATCCGAGCGAACTTCGCTGGCTTGTGCCAGAGCGTGAACACCTCGTGGGTCACCTCGGGGATGGCGACGTCCTGGCTGAAGTCGGACCCGAAGACGGACGGATCCGCCGCTCCGAAGTAGCCGCTCCCGTAGGTCAGCCGTTCCTGGATCCCGGTGGTGCTGCCGCCCTCGGCCGTGCTCTGCTCGCCACCCGTGATCTTGATGCCGTAGGCCTCGAAGATCTCGGCCGACGTCAGGAAGCTCCGCACCATGTGCCAGGACTTTTCGTGCCACGGAGCTGGGCCCCACTCGCCCCTCACCTGGACGGGGTTGAGGACCTCGACTGCCAGGTCCCCCTTCCTCTCGGAGTGGGCGTCCTCCGGCCCGAGCGGCTGGCCGGTCTCATCGAACTGGAGCTGGCCCTCCTGGTTGAAGCCGACGTTGCCGCCGTTCTCCTGGGCTCGTAGGACGGCCTCCTGCTGCTCCGGCTCGAAGCCCTCCATGTCGGCCTCGTCGGCCTGCCCCTCGAAGTCGATGAAGTCGCCCTTGGAGAGGTCGATGGTGCTCTGCAAGTAGACGGTCCCGGCCGGGATGATCCAGGCGCTCGCCCGGTCCCACACCTCCTGCATCTTCACCTCGCGCCACTTCGTCTTGAAGATCACGTCCTGGGTGGCCGCCAGCATCGCGTCGATGCGGTCGGGGCCTGGGACGAAGGTGATGATCGGGGGGTTCTCGTTCATCCGGGCGTGGGTGATGATGAACCAGGAGAGGAGCTTGTTGAAGACCGGCCGCTGCCTCCACTTCTTCTCCTCGGCCGTCATCCACTGCGTCACGTCCACGAACCGGCCGATCCTCGGATTGAAGACCGCCCACTGCTGCCCTGCCAGCATCCTGATGTTCTCTTCGATCTGCCGATCTCGCCTGCGGAGGACGTCGTCCTGGGTGTCCCAGTTGTAGACGGCCCAGGCGATGCGGTCGCTGTCTCGCTCGTCCTCTTCGCCGTGGCCGTCGTTCCCATCGGCCCTGATGTCGGGGATCTCATCGAAGTCGAACGGCTTGCCTCCTGGGCCGATGCTGGTCGAGGAGGAGCCGGTCTTCCCTCCGAAGCGCGATGACGCGAGAGCCATGGTCCCCTACTCCTATGTGCCGAGGCCCATCTGGGCCTCCTCTGGTTCAATCTCGAAGCCACGCGCCAGGGCATCGTAGCCATCTACGGCTGTGGTGTCATCGCGAACCGTGATCCGAAGAACCTCGTCGCTGCCCGCCGCGAGCCTGATGCCCCAGGGCAACCCGAAGACGAGCTGGAAGTCCAACATCGGCAGGTACGCCTCGGATGTGCTGATGACGTTGCTGGCCTGGAAGGCGTTCGTCCCGGTCCCGAAGGCCGGTTGGCCCCCCGCCAGACGGACGTGATCGTAGTTCGTCCGCATCACCGCAAGCTCCACCGTCTCACCGAGCCGGTCCCACTCGAACAACACGCCATTGACGAGCGCGGTGATGAAGCCAAAGCGGTTCAGGGTCGCCTGGGCGTCCACGATGGTGAACTGCACCGTCTTGATGTAGCGGTCGCGATCCGTGTCGGGCCTGATCTCGAAGAAGACCGGGTCGGCCAGGGAGCCGACCACCCTCATGTCCGTGACCCCATCCACGTCGCTGAAGAACCCCTGGAAGGGGATCGCCTGGACGGTGTTCCCGAACGGCGGCAAGCCGGTGTCCCTCGTTCTGAGGGCACCGAAGATGTCTATGCCAGCCGACCGCTTGGTCAGAAAGTCGCGAAGACCGAACCCGAGCATTTACGTGAAGACCTCAATGTCCTCCATGTGGAAGCGAAACGCGATGCTCGCTTCGAGGGGGCCGCCGGTCGGGTTCTGCATCCCGAAGTAGGCGCTGTCCAGTCGTCCCAGCCGCACCGCGTTCTTCAGGTCCAACGTGCCTGCGGGCACGGGCCGAAGGAACGACGCGACCTCCTCGCCGCCCGTGAGCCCCGTGATCCCCACCACGCCAGTCTCGTCCCAGACCTCGGCCTCGACACTCGCGTCCCGCGTCGAGGAGAAGTTCCGGTTGGACGGGATGACGGGCACGTTCGCCCCGATGACTCCCAGCACCGGATTCTTCACGAGGTACAGAATCCCGCCAGGCCCACTCTCCGTGGCGGTGAAGCCGTCCGCGACCAGGATCTTCGACTCTGACAGATTCCTGATGTAGAGGAGTGGGCCGTCGTTCGCCGCCACGACGGTGAGCGAGCGTACACTCTGGGAGGTGGCGATTGTAAACGCCTCGCCCTGACGTGAAGCATCGGCCTCCAGAGACTCCGAGATGGCCTCTGTACGCAGCCGACCTTGGGCTACCCGTGCGCCTTGTTCGGTGAGTGGATCTCTAATGAACATCGTCTTCAACCTCCTCGTCGGTTGCGATTTCCCAGTGCTTCTCAATCCTGAGTAGCGCCTTCAGAATCTCCTCCAGCAGAGCCCTGGTTTTGTTCTCCTGTTCGGCAATCGCCTCTTCTACGTCTTCGGCATCGGCTCCGGGATCGAAGCTCACTGAATCCACCAGCCGGTGCCGTCACTCACCAACGTGAATGACAGGTTGTTCCTCCGCAGAATGGCAGAGTCGAAGCCGTCTATCAACTGTCCCATCACGGAAGGCGTCAGCGTGACGAACGGCTCCATGAACCCAGAGCCGATGATTTTGAAGTGGAGCTGGTCCGTGAACCCGGCCCCGAAGTGGGCTGCTGCGTCTGGGATGAGGACCTCCACGGAGCCCAGGCTGATGTCCACATTCAGGTGCCAGTCAGTCCCGACCAGGGTGTACGGAGTGTCGGCCGCAGTGATCGTGCGGATGCCACGACGGACCTGATCCCGTAGGGTCGAGACGCCGAACACGTCGAGCGTGGACTCCATGACCACCGCTGCCTGGAACGTGGCGAGCGCCCCAAAGATCGACGCCGCTTCGGCCGTGAAGAGCCCCTCTACGTTGACCGTGGACTCGAACACGGCTGCGGCCTGGAACGTGGCCAGGGCCTGGAAGAGCGTCTGGGCCTCGAAGGTCGCGAGGGCCTGCACGTTCAGCGTGGATTCCATCACCACCGCGGCCTGGAACGTGGCCAGCGCCTGGAAGACCGCAGCGCCCAGGAAGAACGACAGGCTCTCGGCCGTGAAGGTCCCGCCGACCATGAGCGTCTCTATGACTTGGAGGTCTTCGTTGATGGTCGCATCGCCACCGACGAAGAGGTCCTGGACGATGTCCAGGTCCCTCGGGAAGACGTAGTCGCCCGTGAGGCCGGGGTTACAACCTGCGGTCGTCCCGAAGACCCCAGGGAGGATGTTGCCAGCCAGGTTGCAGAGCGAGAACTGATACTGCTGGACGGCAGAGAGCGGGACCTGGCTGTCGAGGATCTGCCCGATGATCTGATCGAAGCCGATGGTGCCGCCGCCGCCTTGTGGGGCACCCCCGATCTCGGGTCGTCTGTCGATGTAGGTGTTCTCTACGATCTTCCCGCCGCGGGCGTTGACCTGGGCCATCGGGATGGACTCAGGGTAGGTGAACCCCGTCTGGTTCACGGTCACCTGGCCCGCGTCCGAGCGTTGGATGAAGTTGGGTTCGCTCCCCGACGTCAATGTGACGACACCGTCAGGGATTAGGAGCCACCTATCCCCCGCGTCGATGTAGCCGCCGTGGTAGGCGTATTTCAGTCTGAGCGAGTTGAAGCGGTCCCAGGAGAAGGGTCGGAAGACCATCGCTTCCAGCAGCCTGGTGATGCGGAAGACGCGCTGTGCAGACTCGTCGTTTTCGCGGGGCTCCCAACCGCTGGGGAACCCCTTCTCTGATACCTCTGAGCCGGAGAACGGCATCGGTTCCTAGTGGTAGAGGCCGAGGAGGACGCCGCTGATGTCACAGAAGTCGAGCACGGTGATGGCTGGATCGCGAGTCGAGACACTGAGCTTGAGCCAATTCTCACCGATGTGTTCGGTGGCGGGGATCTCCACGCTCACCTCGGAACCACCCGTCAGGAACGTGGCGTCTATCGCTGGCTGATCCAGCTCGTAGAAGAAGGCCGTGTCATCGGCCTGTGGATCTAACGCGGGGAACGGCTCCCCGAGCGGATTCTTGTTCCGAGCTGGTCGCACGAACTGGGTCCTGATCTCACCGAAGTCGCCCGTGATTCGAGCCCGAATCCTCATGCTGCCCCACTGGACGATAGGGACGAACGCCTCTACTCCGTCCATCCCGAAGGAGAGGTTGGAGCCCCCGAAGCCCACGCCCATGGTGTCCGAGACGAGGATGCTGTTACCCGCGCTCCCCCGTGCGATGGCGAACACCAACATGGTGATGCCCGAACCGCTAGGGAGTAGCTCTGCGGTAACGGTCGGGTGGAGCGTCATCGCCGCCGCGTAATCCGTGCCCGGCGTCCCTGTCAGGGTGAGCGCGGCTAGGACGTTGTCGTGCGTGAGTTCACGGGTCGCGGCGATCTGGATGTTGCCATCGACGTTGGTGAGGACCGTCTGCAACGTCCACGTCTTCTCGTTAGGCCCGCCGTCGTCAATGGTGAACGTCTCGCCGTTGAGCGCGTTCGGGTTTACCGTGAGCCCCACGCTGGCCTGCTTGGTCGGCGTGTCCCAGAAGGCAGCGCCCACGCCCTTGCGGCCCCTGAACGGGCTGCGTGCCACACGAGCATCGGGCGACGGGATGATGAGCCGCGTTGGTTTCTCAGCCATGGTCGCCGCCCCCTAGTGGAAGGTGCCGAGGAGAGTGCCGCTGACGTCGAAGAAGTCGATGACACCCGCACCATCCGGGTTCAGCGTGATCTTGAGCCAGTTCTCGCCTTGGTGTTCGGCGGCTGTGATCTCAAACGAGAACTCGACACCATCGCCGGAAGCGTTCCCGTCGATGGCCGGTTGGTCCTCATTGTAGGTCTTGGCCTCCGAAACGCCGGGGAGCAGGTCGGGGTCCAGGGCACGGTTGGGCCGAGCGAACTCGAAGCCCATGAAAGTGGCGTTCCCTGTGATCCGTCCTCGAATCCTGATGTTGCTCCACTGGACGATGGGGACGAAGACGACCTTGGTGGAGGCTGCGGTTCCGTCAACGAAGATCGGGTCGGACTCGAAGGGAGAGCGAG